AATAGTGCTGCCAATGGTTATGCAAATGGCGAATATATTAGAGTGGGTGCAAATACTACCAGTAATATTCGAAGAGTAATTAATAATGTCAATACAACTGTTATTGCAGTTGATTTTCCGTTCAGTAATTCGTTTTCTGCAACAGGTTCATTAGCCACTATTAGTTTTAGTGGTGGTACCGCATCTGGTTATAACAACAATGATATTATAATTATAAAATCGCCAATAGTTGGATCAACAAATGCTAGAGCTACATTTACAACAAATTCAACCGGCGGAAGCTTGACTCTTACAATTGCAAATACCGGTTCTGGTTTCCTTTTAGGAAATGTTCCTGTATCAAATATAGCTATTACTAATTCAACGGGTGGGACAGCTACAGGCAATTCGGCTGTGACATATTTTGTTGCAAATGTAGATTCTGCCAATTCCCACTATAAAATGCCTGTTGTTGCAGAACCAACGCTAGTATTTGATTATAATGTCTCGGGTTATATTTCAAATACAAATTTAAATTCGGTAAAAATTGCTTTAACTAATTCATCATTGTCCGGTGTATATTTTACAGTTGGTGAAAAAGTTAATATGGTCGATTCAAGCCTTGTTAACCAAGGCGCTAATGGTATCATTGCTTATGCTAATTCATCAACTGCAATTTTATCAGGTGTACTTGGAACTTGGCTTGCTAATAGCGGTGGCAATCAATTTTATGTGAGTGGTGAATCATCACTGCAACGTTCACAAATAGTATCAATAGAAACCAATCCGAATATAACAATTAATAATCCAGTGGGTGATTATAAGCTTGGTTATCCCATTTTCTTTAAAGATTCATTTGGTTTTGTTTCTAATGCAATGATTGTAGCAAAGATGGATTTGCCAAATGATCAAACAGAATATCAAATTGGTCCGACTGTAAAAATAACTGGTGATGGTTCCAATGCTGCTGCTATTGCAATTGTTAATACAGCAGCAAATTCTGTTTATGATATTGTAGGAGTTGATATTATTAACCCAGGATCCGGATATACACGTGCTAATATCAGTATATATTCAAATACCGGATTTGGCCTGGTTGGAGGTGCAACCGCTAGACCAATAATTTCACCCGTTTATGGCCACGGTTACGATGCTGTTTCTGAACTTGGTGGTAGATATGTAGGCATTAATGCTAAATTTGATACTATTTCAAATGAGAGTTATGAATTTTTACCATATGGTTCTTACAGAAAAGTAGGTATCCTTCAAAATCCTCAGTTTAAAGATATTCGTGTTACACTTACGGATTTCGATAGGGTTAATCTCAACTTAACAAATAAAATTACAACTAATCCGAATACAAGTATTAATAATTGGATCCCCAATGAGGCTGTATATCAGACAACATCAAATACGACTCTAGCAATTAATTATAGTCTTTCTAATGGGACATTTAATATAGGTGATTCCGTTTATAATAACGTGGCGCCTACTGTAAACGGAACTGTTACTTTTGCAAATAGCACAACCGTAATTTTGACTCTTTCCAACACACTGCCAGCTTCAGTAACGGCTTCATTTAACGCGAATACTGATGTTATTGGTGCTGTCGCAAATATATCTAATAATACCATTCAAATAGGTTCGAATGCAACTTATCTATCTACAAATAATCTTATAACTTATAAAGTTTCTACAGGTAATACAGCAATAGGCGGTCTTAGTAATAATGGACAATATTATATTCAATTTGCAAATGCTACACATATAGCACTCAAATCATCCATTTCGAGTAATACAAGACTTACACTAGTCCCAAGTTCAATATCAGAAACTGGGCATATCTTTACTGCAGGATATTTGATTGGTAATCGTTTAATATCAAGCACAGCAAATGCTAATATTGATGCTGCATATCCGATCATATCTTTATCTAATGTATCGGCATCTGGTATTGTTGTTTATGGCAATTCTTCTTTCCTACAATTGAAAAGTGTTAAGGGTTCATTTACTCAAAATTCGGCATTTAATGGGATTGTTGGTGTTTATTCAAATACTGCAGCATTTGTTACAAGTGCAAATACAATATATTTTCCCGTCGGCAATTCCGCCGAAATTATTACACAATCAAATTCAGGTTCAATAGGTGTTATAACTTCTATTGTAAATAATACTGTATATTTTATGAGTAATGTTGTCGGACAATTTGCCGATGGTGATGTAATGTATGATAGTATTGTAAATGCTTATGCAACAGTAGCGGACATTTACACAGCAAATGGGACAAAGGATGTATCTGCAAGTTTTGGTAATAGATTCAATCAAACTGCAAGAATAACTCTTACTGCAAATACCCGTGCATTTATTGATAATGAATATGTTAAACAAGATATTACCTTGGCTACCGCCAGAGTCGTTTCATCTACGTATGAAAAAGATTTAGTAGTTTCATCGATGAGTCCGGCAAATTCATTTGTGATTGGCCAAACAGTTACAGATACTACAACAAATGCTAACGGTATTTGCACTTTTGCTAATTCAACATATTTAAAATTGACGGCAGTCAGTCAAAATTTATCATTTAGTAATACCCATACTATAAATAATGGATCAGGATCAACAGCTACAATCAATAATGTTTTTCCTGTTCTTATTCTTAATGACGTATCGGATATAAACAATTTTCAAGTTGCAAATGCTATTGTTGGTAGTATTTCTGGTGCATCTGGTATAAGTAATAATTATCTACTATTTAAATATCCAGATTTGGTCAGAGATTCAGGTAAATTGATATATTCAGAAAGTTTTGCACCAGTAACCCGTTCTCCTTCTACTAAGGAAGAATTTAAATTAGTCATAAAATTTTAAGAGGATAGAATGGCACTAGACACAGATCTTTCACGTAAGCCGTATTTTGACGATTATGATGTAACAAAGAATTTTTATCGTGTACTATACAGACCAGCTGCGGCGGTCCAAGCACGCGAACTCAATCAAATGCAAACCATTATGCAAGACCAAATTGATAAATTTGGTCGACACATTTTTAAAGAAGGTTCAGTTATTGAAGGTTGTGCCTTTACATTTGATAACTCATATAACTATGTAAAAATTAAAGATAATTATGCAAATAATTCGGCTATTTCAAATATCAGTGATTTTATTGGTAAAACAGTTATTAATACAAATGGTTTACAAGCTAGAGTCATTAATTCTGTTAATGGTTATGAATCAAACAATATAAATTTAAATTCTCTTTATCTAAAATATTTAAATTCATCAACATATGCAAACGGTTTACAGCAAAGCACCTTCTCCAATGGTGAAGTAATTCAAATAAGAACCTCTGCAAATGTAAATATTGGAAATGTTGTTGTTGCTACTGTTACAAATTCTACTGGTAAAGGTTATGCTTTTACCACTACAGAAGGTGTAATTTTCAAGAAAGGTTTCTTTATTAGAGTAGAACCTCAAACTCTAATAGTGTCAAAATATGATAACATACCCGATGGTATCTCAGTTGGTTTTGAAGCCGATGAACAAATTATAACACCTGAAATTGATACTTCACTTCTCGATAATGCGGCTGGATCACCAAATTATGATGCTCCCGGAGCGCATCGTTTGAAACTTGTGCCTACTTTGGTTACAAGAGCATCAAATTCCATATCCAATACATCAACATTCTTTTCGCTATGCGACTTTAAAAATGGATTGCCTATCTCGGTCAAAAATGACCCACAATATGCCGCTTTAGCCAAAGATACAGCACGTAGAACATATGAAACAAATGGTGATTATGTTGTAAATCCTTTTCTTTTAAGTACCTCAAATAAGATTACTAATAGTATTGCAAATTCTTCATACAATAGTATTGTTGCCTCACCAGGTATTGGCTATGTAAAAGGATATAGAGTTGAGTTTGTTAACAATAATACGGCCGATTTAAGAAAGGGTCTTGATTATGTAACTGTCAATAATCAAATTGTAACAGCTACTTTTGGTTATTACTTCAATGTGAATGAATTTTGTGGTGATTTTAATAATAAAAATGCTGCGCAAGTTGATCTTCATAGCGTTGCCAAAACTGCTATTTCGAACAATACATTTTTAACCACGTCATATTCATCTACCACAAAAATTGGTACTGCTTATGTTCGCGGTGTGAGTTATTCATCTGGAACACCCGGTGTTGATGCTGTATATGAAATCTATGTTTTTAATATTCAAATGTCGGCAGGTCAAAAACTTTCCGATGTACGAAGTGTGATTTATTATAGTGGTAGTTTAAAAGCAGTAGCAGATATTATTCTTGATAAAGATTTCAGCGGTGTAAATATTGCCAAGGTTCAGGCTTCTAATACAGAACTGATGATTTATCCATTTGGCCAAAATGCAATAAGACCAGAAGGATTTTCAACTACAGCACAATACATCTATAGAAATAGAGTTAATTCAAGTTTTGCGGCATTTAGTGGATCGTTGGCATTGACTATGCCATCCGTATTCGGTCAAGGTTCGGAGCTTTTTAATTATGGGACCGGTGTTCTTTCTCAATCTGCAAAAAATTCTTTTATTGTGATACCAACTGCAAATGGCTATAGCCCTAATAAGTCTGGCACTGTTTCTGTAAATACTACATCAGTAAACGTTGTCGGTTCTTCTACCACGTTTTTATCTCAGTATCAGGTTGGCGATTATTTTTATTGTAATACGGATACAAAAAAAATTGTATCAATTACAACTAATACTTCAATGGCCGTAGATTCTGTATTTAATTTTGCCTCTTCTGGTCTTACGCACCAAAAAACTTGGCCTGCAGGTGTTCCTATTAATTTTTCTTTACCTTCAAGAACAATTAATATCACATCTCCAACTACCGCAACAATTTCCTTAGAGGAAGCAAGTAATACAGACTTTGGTGCAGCAGTTTATTTTGATACTTTGCGTGCAAATACAATTCCTATTGCTAAGGAATTAAAAAATTCAACATATATTCGTATTCAAGCAAATACCCATCCTGCAGGCGCGGCAGGTCCGTGGTGTCTTGGTATACCTGATGTTTTTAGATTAAATGCCGTTTATATTGATGAAAGTGGTTCTAATACATATTCATCTAACAATACAAATATAACAGGATCATTTAGACTGAATAATGGTCAACAGGATTCTTATTATGGTCTTGCATATATTTCTACAAGAAAACCAATAGCACCAAATTCAACTTTACTTATATCTGTAGATAATTTTGTAACTGCTAACGGTGGTGGTGGTGTAGGATTCTTTACCGCAGCTTCATATCCTATAGATGATGTTAATATATCAGATACCACAAAAATTAGAACTCATCAAATACCGCAATATACCTCAACGATAGGGACAACGATTGATCTAAGAAATAGTATTGATTTTAGACCATATGCTGTAAATACTGCAATCGATAATGGTAGTACTGAAAATACGGCAACAATTAATCCTTCAAATACTTTTATTTTAAAAACTTATGGTTCCGGAAGTGCCAATGGCGTTTATTTGGTAGCACCTGATTCAAATTATCAATCGGTGGTGCAATATTATTTACCTAGAAAAGACCGAATTGCTCTGACCACATCAGGTGAAATGCTTGTGACGGAAGGTGAGTCATCGTTGACGCCAGTACCGCCAAATGAAATACCGGGCACAATGACTATTGGTTTTGCCACGGTACCGCCATATCCTTCGCTTACACCTACTGAATCCAAAATCAGTAATCGTTATGATTATTCTGTTCAAACAACGTTGTTTCAAACAAAACGTTATACAATGGCTGATATCAATAAACTTTCAAAGCGTATTGAAAGACTTGAATATTATACATCCTTATCATTATTGGAACAAGCTACAAATTCGTTAACAGTTCGTAGTGATGCTACCGGTCAGAATCGTTTCAAAAACGGTATTTTGGTTGATCCGTTTAAAGATCACTCAATTGGTAATACAAATGATGGCACATATAATATTGCAATTGATAGAAATACCGCCGAGGCTAGACCTTTATTTAATCAAATGACATCTGGTCTTGAATTTGATTCTTCAAAATCTACCGCACAAAAAGCTGGTGATTTAATTTTATTGCCTCATACCTCAAATAATTTAAATCAGAGCCAAATATTTGCTTCCAAATATAGAAATTGCATTGAAGGTAATATTTATAATTATCGTGGTACGCTTAAACTAACTCCACCTGGTATTACAACCGCGGATCTTTTGCAAAAACCATTAATTAATGGAAGTATTGACAATTATACCAATTTTGTAAAGGGTGGTTCCAGTAATCTTAACACGGAGTGGGGTAATTGGACAGATGCAGGTAGTCCATCGATCACCGGTCAAGATACTCAAACAAATCTAACTGCAGCTTCACAAACATCTCAAACGTTTAGAACTACGACTACAACAACTCTAGCTCAACAACAATCGCGTACCGGTAAAAAATTTACAACACAACCTACTGAATCTACTGTTGATGTGGGTGATTATGTTACAGATGTTTCAATACAAACATATATACCATCCACCGATGTGTATTTTACAGCTAAAGGTATGAAACCTAATACAAATCTTTATGTATATTTTGATAATATAAATGTAAGTGTTTATTGTTTAAATCTAACGCCATATGTAGGATCGTGGACAAAATCTGGTGGTAATTATATTGCAACAAATGGATCTTATGTGTATATTGCGCATGATGGTACTGTTTATTCACATTCGAATTACTGGGGTGCTCAAATAACTAGTGATAGTTATGGAAACGTTTATGGTATATTTAAAATACCGCCGAATATTTTTAAAAGCGGTCAACTAGAGTTTAAACTTACAGATATTGCATATTTGGAACAAGGTGAGAGTGCTGTATCAACTCAAGCAACTTATAGTATGTTTTGTTCACCTCTTTCAATACAGAAGCAAAAATCACTTTTAACAATTAGATCACCACAAATAGTAACTGAAGAAGTTACAGAATCACAAGTAATATATAAAAATACATCAGATTATACAGAGTGGGTTAAAGATCTTCCTCCAATTGTTAAACCACCTGTAACACCCACGTTTCCGGAACGTGAAACGCCGATATCGCCACCACCGGTATCACCACCACCTGTAGTACAACCGCCGATAACACCAACACCAACACCGGTAACACCAACTCAACCGGTAAATCCACAACCAGAAACCCAACCACCGATAACACCAACGCCGGTAACCGTTGTGGACGTACCAGTTGCGTGTTATCCGATATTACCGCCTCCACAGGATCATGTGCCATGGCTACCACCATTTGCTTTCATACAGGATCCGGCCGGAGAATATTTAATTCCACTACAACATACTGATTTTGGTTTTGATTTATATATTCCACTTCCACCACCACCTTCACCAGTGGTTCCTGCTGATGATATATGCGCGCTGCCTCTGACGCCTGCAGGACAACCGGATCCAGTTCAACCGCCGACAGTAGCTATAGAACCTGCTGCTCCTGTTATAACAGGATGGACCGAACATTGGTCTGGTGATGGTACATGTTGGCCGGAACCTATCTATGATAATTCAAGTCCAGGATTATCACAATATGGAGGAGAAGGAGGAGAAGGGGGATGGTATAGTTCGGATTATTATTGGGATCCGGGCTCTCCAGGAAATTGATCTTATAATTGTGAATAAATATTAAAAAACGGAATGAGAAGTAAATGACGAAGCCGATTGCTCAAACTTTCATTATTAACGAACCTGACAGAGGTGTTGATATTATTTTCCTTACAAAAGTAGATTTGTTTTTTCAGAGCAAATCTAGTACTTTTGGTGTGGAATTACAGATAAGAGAAACCGTTAATGGTTATCCTTCAAGTAAAGTAGTACCATATGGTACTAAAACTCTTTATTCATCACAAGTAAAAACAAGTTCGGATGCATCCACTCCAACAACATTTACTTTTGATACTCCTGTAGTTTTAAGAACAAATGAACAATATGCTTTGGTTATTGTACCTGATGGCGGTAATCCTGATTATAATGTATGGATTGGTGCATTAAATGGTATTGATATTGTAACAAAAACTCCAATTTTTACAAATAATCAACTAGGATCTTTGTTCATATCATCAAACGATTTGAATTTTACACCTATTCAAAATGAAAGTATTAAATATAATCTTTATACCGCCGAATTTACTAATGCATCGGCAACAGCCGTATTTAAAAATACTTCAGTTGATAAATTCTCGATTAATAAATCTGCTGGTGCGTTTTCAAAAGGTGAACAGATTGTTGTTTCAAATAATGCATTAAAATTGTCATCATTGACTATAAGCGGTTCTAATACGTTCACCGTCGGTGAAACTGTATTTCAACCGGCTGGATCTAATGTTGCTAATTTATCCGTTGCAACGACTTATGGTACGGTATTGTTTGCAAACACAACAGCTGTTGTTATAGGCAACACATATGGTATTTTTACTACCGCCAATACAAGAGGTGCTACATCAAATAATGTTTCAACTGCAATCTCTGCAGATCAAAATGTAGCAACATCTTCTGCGTGTAATGTCATAACAGTACCAAATGCAAATTCAAGTTTAATTACAGATTTTGTGGCAAACAATTATATTTACGTCGGAGCTAATACAGGCGCTAATGTAAATGTAAGAAAAATTATTTCTGTTTCGGCTAGTGCTAGAACCTTAACACTAGATTCAAATGTTAATTTTACATCCAATACTGCAATTATTGGTAGAGTAAAAGCTGATGCAGATCTTAGAGGTTATTTTAGTGCAATAACACCTGGTTATAATGGCATTCTCAGTATATACGGCGTTTCTTCAAATGGAACACAAAATTTTGCCAGTAGTAATGGTCAACTTTTAATTGGCGTAACATCTGGCGCATCTGCACAAATTAATAAAATTCTTGACTCAGAATATCAAAGCATAACAAGTCAAATTTCAAATATATATCCAAATCAAACTGATATACTTTGGTCTTTCAAAGGTACTGATACTGATAGAGTTGTTGATACTCTTTATAACAGTATTGATAGCGATATACCATACGAGTTTAATGATAAACCTAGAATGATGATGTCTAGAAGTAATGAATATCAATATTCAGGTGGTAATAATTCATTGTCTGTTTTTGCGTCCTTAGGTACATTTAATAAAAAAATTAGTCCATACATTGATACTTTACGTAATGTAGCAACCCTAACAGATAACGTTATCTGTAAAGAATCTGAATTATCTGGTTATAGAATTGCTTATAGTAATACAAATGGAAATTTCTATGAGGGCGATATAATCCAACAAGCTAATTCTACTGTAACTGCAAATGGAACTGTATTTTCATCCAATTCTAGCACGATTTATGTGGTTAATGTTGTATCTTCAAATACATCATCGGTAACTAAATTTGCAATTTCGAATACAACGGTATATAATGCAACTCAAGCAGTAAGTGCTAATATTACCGGTGTATCTAGTTTTAGTGAAGTTACAGGTGCTGCTCAAAAATACGCCTCTAGATATATTTCAAAGAATGTTGTTCTTGCCGATCAGCAAGATGCAGAAGATATGGTTTGTTATATTACTGCATATAGACCACCGGGATCCAATTTCAAAGTCTATGGTAAATTTCTAGCGGGTGCCGATTCGGATAGCATTACAAATAAAGATTGGTCTGCTATGATTGAATTGTCAGATCCTTCTCTTACAAGTAGTCTTGTGAACAAAGATGATTTTGTTGAATTGATCTATGATCTTCCGACTTCACAAGTAGTTATTGCTAGTAATGCATCAGTAAATGCAACATCAGCAAATATTACTGTAAGTTCTACATTTGATTTTACCCCAGGTGGTTTTGTATATGTTGCCGCGAACACTTCCTCAAATACTATTGGATTTAACGTCAGACAAGTTATTGCAATACCAAATTCAACTGTATTGACTGTTTCATCTAATCTATCATTAGTATCAACAAATGCTACGGTTGGTATAATTCCTGGTTTAGAGTCTCAATATGGGGCGTTTACATATGCTAATAATAACAACATAGTTCGATATACCACACCTGCTGATGGTGTATTTGAAACATTTAAAACATTTGCAACCAAGATTGTCTTGGTCACAGACACACCTCAGATTATACCTAGAATGGCAGATATGCGTTGCCTTGCTTTACAGATTTAATAATATGTCTGAAATTTTAAAAGTAAAAGATAATAAAGATCTTGTAAGACAGAAAGATAGTAAAGCTATCCTAAATGTCAATACAAGAGAGCTTGATAAATATAAAAAAGAGCGTGAAGAAAAATTTAGATTGCAAAAGTTATTTGAAGAAAATGATCAACTTAAGAATGATGTAGAAGAAATCAAGTCTTTATTAAGACAATTGATAGGGCAGAAATAAAATATGACTATTTCAGTAGCTAATATAGCAACTTCAGATACTTTTGGCACTTGGTTATCAAGAACTAATGATCTTGCTACTATTGCATCTCAAAATGCCGTTACTGTTGATTCAACTGTGGGTGGATCTCTTTCAACGGGCAATGGTTTTGTAAATGGTTATTTTGGTGCAAATACACTCATAGCCCGCGATGGTATTGCAGGTGGTAACCTTTCATCTTTTGGTACTCTTAATCTTATTGCAAATATTGCTTTTATCTACAGTAGTTCAAATTTAGTTTCTGTTACTGCAAATTCTTCATCTTCGAACTTGACTATTACAACAAATGTGGTAAGTATTACATCTTCCGGTGGTAATACATCGATTAACAGTAGTAATTTAAATATTAATGCAACCGCTATTAATGCAAACGGTATTGCCACTATTACAGGTAATACTACATTAAAAGCAAATAGTACATTTAATATTCTTACTTTAACCGGGAATAGTACTGTTACAAGAATTATGGCTAATACATCTAATACCACTATTGTAGGAGATGTTTTTCTTTCAAATACAATTTCTGTAAATGGTTATGCAAGTTTTAGTAATAATCTAAATTTGGTAGGTTCTGCAAATATCCAGTCATCTGCTAATATTGGTAGTAATTTAGGTGTTATAAGTAACGCTAATGTTGGCGGTAATTTATATGTTGGTGGCAATACCAATATTGTAGGTAATTTAGGCGTCGGTGGTAATACAAATATTACTGGCAATCTAGGTGTTTCAACTAATGCTAATATTGCCGGAAATGTTAGTATTGGCGGAAATCTTAATATTTCGGGAAATATTGTTTCCGGTGGTGCAGGTACTGGTAATCTTATTCCAGACTCAACAAGTTCTTATTATTTGGGTAACAGTACTGCTACTTGGTTGTACGGATATTTTAATTATATTGTGTCCTCAAATACCATAACAACCGCAAATTTAGTATCAACCGGCACATCAACTCTTAATGTGATTAATGCTAATACCATTACCATATCAGGTACTACCACTTTCTCTAATACAATTACAGTGACAGGCAATGCTACTTTCTCTAATGCAGTTACGGTATCAGGTAATGCTACTTTCTCTAATACTGCGGTATCATTTAATGGTTTGACGTCATCATCAAATGTTGCTATAAATAGTGGAATAATACTTAATTCAATTGGTCATCAATTTGCAAATAGTTATACATTTACAAATAGTTCAGTTGCTGCTAATATTGACCTAGTTTCTTCATCAACTTATCGTTCATTTGAATATCTAGTTCAACTTTCAGATTCTACAGTTACACCTAATCCTTATTATCATTCAACAAAAATTGCAATTATACATGATGGTACAAATCCATATGTAACCGAATATGGTACATTATTTAATAGTGTATCTCTTGGTACATTTAATGTCATTATTAATGGCGGTAATATTGCATTGCAGCTTACACCGACTACCGCTAATGTTGTTGCTAAATTTATTAGAACTTCAATAGTTTAATAAGGGGTTAAAATGGCCGCAAAAGTAAATATTGTTATTGATCAAGGAACTACGTTTAATACAACGTATACTATCCATGATGCCATTGATGAGCCGATCGATTTTACTGGTTTTACAGCTAACTCACAGATTAGAAAATCGTATTCTTCGTCAAACTCTTATGTGTTTGATGTAAGTTTAAGTAATGCTGGATTGGTTACTCTTTCTATGAATGCAGCTACAACTAGTAGTATTACTGCAGGACGCTATGTTTATGATGTCGAAGTTCAAAGTGTTTCAGGTATTCGATCACGTATTGTTGAAGGAATTGTAACAGTTACTCCACAGGTCACCAAGTAATATGTCTTATGTAGTTAAATCTGTAACGACCAATAAATATAAAGTCAAAGTAGTGAATCAGAACGGCTCACTTCTGACGATGCCTGCTAGCGTTCCTGTTGTTACTGCTGCGGCTATTTCGGATCTTACTAAATTTTCAAATACTTCCGCCATGTTGGCCAATGATGCTACGACGTACGCAAATGCTATAGCTTATGCGTCAAATCTTGTGTCCAATAGCGTAACAAATATTGCCGTAGCTTCGATTTCTGATGTTCAGCTTTCACAAAATCCTCCGGCAAATAATAGTACACTTGTATTCAATACAACAAATAATAAATATGTCGTTAGACAAATGGACCTAGACGGGGGCAGCTTTTAATGGCTAATCAGATTCAAATCAAGCGTAGTACAACCAATGCTAATCCAACCGGATTAGCTAGTGGTGAACTTGCGTATACATCAAATGGTGACGTTCTCTACATTGGTAGTCCAAACGGCAGTGTTGTTGCAATTGGTGGTGTAAGAGTCCCAGGATTTCTTACTGCAAATCAAGCACTTGTAGCAAATACCACTGGCTATCTTAATGAGATTAGAGCCGCAAACCTTGTAGCAACGAAAGTTTATGCAAATGGGGCTTTCGGTACCAATGGACAAGTTATAACATCCAATTCAACTGGTGGAATTTATTGGAACACACCTCTACCTGGTGTTGTCGGTTCTAATACGCAAGTTCAATTCAATAATAGTGGAGCTCTTGGTGCTAATGCAAATCTAACATTCGATCAAGCAACTGAGACTTTAACAACTGTCAATGTTAGAGCTAATACAGTAAATGCAGCCACGTATACAATCGGTTCAGATTTTATTGCTAATACTACAGGCACATTTTTAACTGGGACTGTTAATGCTTCTGTAGTTTCTCTAGGAAGTAATTTTGTTGCTAATGGCACTGGTGTGTTTGTAGCTAATAGCGTAAATGCCGCAATACTATCTGTCGGATCTAGTTTTGTTGCAAATTCAACTCGGGTTGTTATTGGATCTGGTGTTGGCCTTCAAGCTAATGGTGGTATAGGTACTGTAGGACAAGTACTTCTTTCAAATGCTTCATCTGTTTATTGGGGTGATAGAGTCTCGTCTGTTGCCACTTCAAACGGTCTTACTGGTGGGACTATCACCACAACTGGTACTCTTTCGGTTCTTGCAAATAATGGCATTATTGCTAATACAACCGGCGTATTTGTAAATCCAGGTACTGGTGTCACTGTAAATGCTACCGGTGTTCATATCGGTCAGCCTGTTGCTATTACTGATAGTGTTACATTCGACTCAATCAGCGCTACCGGTAACGTTGTTATTGGTAACAACGTTGTAGATAATATCAGTTTCCTTGGCAGAGCCAATACTAACTTTAATCCAGCTGCGAATGTTACTTTTAATATCGGTACATTTGATCAGCGCTGGAATTATATTTACGCTGCAAACGTTCATAGCACTCGAGGTTACATTGAAGGTAATCTTGAGGTAGGCGGGGACCTTATTATTAGTGGTAATCTTGTAACAACAAATGTTAGTTCGGTTAGTATTTCTGACCCTCTGATCTTTTTGGCTTCAAATAATACTATCGGCGATCTTGTGGACATTGGTTTTATCGGTGGATATAATGACGGTGCTACAGGAAGACATACAGGTGTTATAAGGCACGCTGCTACAGATGCTTATTATCTGTTCAAGAATTATACCCCAGACACAAATAATAATATTGTCGATATCAATCATGCTTCTTTCAAATTATCATCAGCATATCTGTATTTGAATTCGAGTGGTTTAGTAACAAATGCAACTACTGTAGCAATCACCGGTAACTCTACCGTAAACGTTGCAATTACGGCTAACTCGATTACAATTTCATCACCTCTTCAAGCAAATAGTGGTGGTACTGGTATAAGTACTGTAACAAATAACGCTATCCTGTTTGGTAATTCTACTAACGGATTCAGTCAGTTGTCATTGGGAACTTCTGGATACGTATTGCAGTCAAATGGAACTGCACTGGTTTATGATATACTTGATGGCGGAACGTTCTAAAGGAGAACTTTTATTATGAGTGAAAATGATAACGATTTCTTTGTTGAAACATATATAAAGAAACAAGAGTCTCTTTTTCTTGAACAAATGCGTAGGCTACTACAGGCTGATACCAAGTCGACTGTATTAGAGATAGCTCTAAACGAGCGCAATGCAACTGTTTCGGAATTAGAAGAACAAGTAAGACAACTCAATACTGCTATTAGTCAGGCTGTTAATGGTTTGCAGTCGATTACTATTGAAAGAGATACTCTAAAGAAAAAACTTTTAGAGGCAGAAGAAAGAATTGAATATCTAACAGATTTTCAAAACAAATACAAAATTGTAGAAAATGAACTCGCTAATAAATCTGTAATAGTAGATAAGCTTAGTAATCAACTTCAAACATATCAACAAGATATGGATCATATAAGAAATAATTACAATAAAGTAAATGATGTTTATAAAACAGTAGAAAATGAACTCGCTAATAAATCTGTAATTGTTGAAAAACTTAGTACCAAAGTTGAAACATATCAAAAAGATATGGATCAGATAAAAGAAAATTATAATAAAGTAAGTGATGCATTAGAAGAAGCTAATGGTAAACTTTCAAAACTCAGCAATATTAAAAATAATAAAAAGAAATTAACGCCTACTAACTCAGAGTGGACTGATGGCAACCAAGTTTAAGGTAAAAAGAAGTGTAATTAGTGGCGTAATACCCACAACCCTAGATCTTGATCTTGGTGAATTGGCTATCAACATAGCTGATAAGAAGGTATACACTTCTAATGGCAGTTCTGTATTTGAATTAAGTTCAAACGTATCTAATATTTCGATAACCGGTAATTTGACTTTCGGTACCGGGAGATTCGTTGCAAATGGTGGTCCAGGTATTGCCGGTCAAGTTCTTACTAGCAATGGTAATACGGTTTATTGGGCGACCGCTACTGCACAAGCTTCGGTACAAATTAGCAGTATTGCTCCATCATCACCACCACCTAATGATGGAGATCTTTGGTGGAATAGCACTACTCTAACTCTCTACATTTACAGAAATTTTCAATGGGTTGTTGCCATAGCAAATGGTGGATCCAATACTAATATTCAGTTCAATGATTCGTCTTTACTTGGTGGTTCTAATAACTTTACTTACAATAAGACAACAGGAACAATGTCTGTTGGTAATGTAACCATCAATTCAACTTCAATCAGCACTAACACCGCAAATATTGTTCTGGGTAATACATCTGTTATTGTTGCTAATGGTGGTTTTGGTTCAAATGGGCAGGTTCTTACCAGTAATGGTTCTGGTATGTTCTGGGGATTCGGTGGTGGTGGGCCATATGTAAGACTAACATCTAACACTACATTGACTCCATACAGATCATTTCTTGCTGATACCTCTAATGGATCTGTTTATCTTACACTTCCGGCATCACCAAGTGAAGGGCAAAGATTATCAATTGCAGATGGTGGTGGTGATAAGATAATCAATCCTGCTGTAATTTTAAGAAATGGATCAACTATTGGTGGTAGCTCGAATGATTTATCATTTGATGTGCCTGATACAATTGCCGAATTTGTTTATACAGGAACCACTTGGAAAGTATTTACATGACATCACCAAAAGTAGTATTATACAAAGGTAATAATGATATTAATGCATTGTATACCGGTAAGGTGGGAGAATTAACGTATAATACAAATCTTAATACGGTACATGTTCATGACGGTACTACGACGGGTGGTATTAAATTAGTAACTTTAAACCCAAATAATACGATTGTATCTACAAATTTGGTTATTGGTTCCACGATAACCACAAATAATATTACCACTAATATATTTACGGCTAATTCTGCAAATGTAAATTCATTGACAGGCGGTTCAATTAATGCTAATTCTGCAAATGTAAATTCATTTACAGCTGGTTCAATTAATGCTAATTCTGCAAATGTAAATTCATTCACAGCTAATACGGTTAGTGCTAATTCAGTCTCTGGGAATACAGCAAATTTTACATCAGTCACTGTTAATAATGCGCCAACATCTAATACACAATTAGCAAATAAATTATATGTAGATAAAAAATTAAGATTGGCAATTGCCATCTCTGGAGTTTAAAAATGTCAAAAAAATTGATCAGTAAGTATACATTTACACCTGGCATAGCAAATGTCGGTACAATCAAAGTGCCTGGTAAAGTTGCTTTGGAGCAATTTATTTTAATTACTAATTCTACAACGAATGATGTAATTTTTAATTTTCTAGAAATTGGTTTTGGTGCTTCTGTATCATATAATGCATCTGATTCAACTACTTTTGCAAATGTTCTTAATGGTGTAACAACTCTTACATTGCAATTAAATACTTCTACTATGAATGCAGCTGATAAATTAAACATCATGGTTGATGATATTGATTTAAAAGTTAGACCATATGATTTCGGTACCGATGCTATTGAAAGAATGCGTGTAGCCAATCCACAATCACTTATTGATGCTGACTTTGAATATGGATTACAGCCAACAAAATGGATGGGACTTAATTTAATAAGAAATTATCCATCCATTTATGAAATACCAGGCGCAGATTTAACGGTTACTAGTATTACAACCGATGGCGCAAATCCAAGTTTAATAACGATCAATACAACAGAAACTCATGGATTGACCACAAATAACCCAATTACTGTGCAAGGTTTGTTACGAATTAGTGGTTATAGTAGAGCACAAGGATCATTTATTCTTTTGGATGCTCCAACATCAACATCAATGAGATTTTATGCAAAGGGTGTCGTTGGGACGAACGCAGAAAGTTTATTTTCAGATGGTGTAGTTGTTAGAAAAGGTGCGTTTTATACAGCATCGTCATTGAATGTTTCCTCGTTTACTACCAATCTTGCAACACCGTCCATTATAACAGTAACAACGAGTACAAATCATGGATTATTTCCAGGTTCACCGATAACTGTTACTATTAGTTCGGCTGGTACGAATCACCAATTAGCCGCTGGTACTTTTTTTGTTGAACAAGTTATAAGCGCCACTTCATTCTCATATACTGCAAGATCAGGTGGTGCAGTAGCCACTAGTTTAACAGGTGCTTTATATACAGTAGGTGATGGTTTCTTTATTCATAGATCATTTGATGGTGGTGTTTTGATGGGTACTGGAGCTCCAACTATAGGAGCTCATGCAATTCGTGCAAGTAAAAAATATTTTAGATACCAATCGGGAAAAGGTATATTCTTTAGCACAGGCACTATATTTAAACCTAACTATGATGTGCAGAGTGTAACGTCTACCGACACCACAATTGGATCAACAATTACAATTACAACCGATGGCGTTGAGCATGGACTACAGATTAATTCCCAAGTGGAACTAGCTGGTATTTTAACAAGCGGCTATAATGGAACATATAATGTTGTTGGTGTTGATACTGATACGAGTTTTCAAGTATTGGCAACCTCAGTACTCGGTTCAACAACAGCATCTTTAGATTTACGTCCAAGAGTTTACGTAAAAACTTGGCACGGTTCAAGTGTTAGAATAGGACCTCACGACGATCAGAATGGTATGTTTTGGGAATTTGATGGCATTAATCTTAATGCAGTAATTAGAAATTCAGTTTTACAAATAGCAGGAACTGCAGCTGCAACAGCCGATAGTAATGTTATAACTGGTACGAATACCAGATTTCAGGATCAATTGAGAGTAGGTGATGAAATTGTTATTCGTGGTATGGTACATACAATTACAAATATAGCAAGCCAAACTAGTTTATCGGTTACACCTGATTTTAGAGGTGTATCAAACGTATCCGGTGTTAGAATTTGTCTTATTAGAGAAACAAAAACTTCTTCTTCTAATTTTAATTTAGATACATTAGATGGTAATGGTCCTTCAGGATTTGTTATTGATTTAAATAAAATGCAAATGATGGCAATCCAGTATTCCTGGTATGGCGCTGGATTTGTTGATTTTATGATAAGAGGACCAGACGGCAATTTTGTTACAGCGCACAGAGTAAAAAATAACAATGTTAATGATGAAGCTTTTATGCGTTCTGGTAACTTGCCTGTTAGGTATAGCGTCAGTAATGACGGCGCAAGAACACAGCTAACACAATCAATCAATGCTACAGCAACAAATTCCATTACTGTGGCTGATGCATCACGTTATCCTTCTAATGGTTCAATTTATATCAATAATGAAATTATTAATTATACCGGTAAAGCAAATAATACAACATTGACTGGATTGACAAGAGCGGGCACCTTCAGTTTATTCACTGGTGGTAGTTCCAGAACATTTTCTGCAGGCAGTGCTAGTTCATATGTCGCAAATGATAGTGTATTTTTAACCGGTGTTACATGTTCTCCAACATTGAGTCATTGGGGTTCGGCATTAATTATGGATGGTAATTTCGATCAGGACCGTGGTTATATTTTTAATACACAAAGATTAAACGTTTCATTAACCACGACGTTCCAAACCGCTTTTATGATTAGATTAAGTCCGAGTGTTTCTAATGGACTTGTTGGTGATCTTGGGATTAAAGATCTATTGAATAGAGCTCAACTTTTATTGAATGCCATAGAAGTCACGGCTGCCACTTCAGCGCCTATCGTAATAGAAGGTATTTTGAATGCGGCTAACTATCCAACAAATCCTGCATCTGTTACATGGTTCAGTCTTTCACCAACAGCAAGTTCAGGTCAGCCGAGTTTAACACAAATTGCAACGACATACACATTCAGTTCAGGTACTTTTGCATCGCCAGGCGAAACCATCTTTTCTTTTGTTGCCGGTGGTACTGATACAAAATCTCTTGATTTATCTGGACTAAAAGAACTAACATCAACGCCAATTGGTGGTAGAGGAACATTTCCAAATGGTCCGGATGTATTAGCTATTAATGTTCGAACTATAACGGGTACTGCAAATGCTCATCTAGTATTACGATGGTCTGAAGCTCAGGCATAATAAATAGTAAAAACATAAGGTAACGGGAATCCCAATGCTTAAACTCTCAAACTTAATTCAGACGACTGGCGCGATAACAGACGCAGCTGCACCGTCGCAGTTTGCAATGCATGCATTGAATAGAGATTCTGAAGGTCTTCTTACATATACTAAAGTTCTCTGGGCTAATACCAGTGAAACAGTGGATATGACGAATGGTGATGGATTGGCATATAATGGTATTGAGGAATTTATTTCTGGCGTTAGTATTGGTAATACAGATTTCAATCTAACACGGGAATACGATTCTCAATCTGGCACTGGTGATTTACTAGCTAACACCTTTATAGTTAGATTTGTAACATCCGAAAGTAATTCTGCAATCAGAATTAACGGTGATACAGCTAACAATCCAGTACTTGAAATGTATAGAGGTTCCACCTATAAATTTACAACAGATGATCCATCAACTTTGAATCATCCTATTTTTATTTCGACCACACCAAGTAGTGGTTCATATACAAATGAATATCTCAAAGGTGTGCAGTATTCTAGATCAGCATATGATGGCAACGGTTATATAACTGTAAATGCAAATGTTGCCACTTCAGATGCTTTGATTATTAATGTCCCAATGGATGCACCAGATCAACTGTATTATGCTTCAGGACAAGATGCTAATTGCTATGGTATTCTGAAAATCACATCTGAATTAACGAATACAAAATATAGAAAATATGAACAAGTTAGATTTGATAATCTTCAACTATCATACTATATAAATAGCAATGGCTTCTTGGTAGCAAGATATGGTGCAGATTACTCATATTAAATAAAAAGAAGAATCAGGAGTAATAGTATATGGTCGATTTTGTATTAGGTAGATTGAAGTTTGTCTATAAAGGCAACTGGTCGACCTCTACTGCGTTTATTAAAGATGACATCGTAACTTATGGTGGTCGTTCGTATGTCTGTGTGGCTAATCACACTTCAAATGCTTCTGCTTCAGGTGGTTTCTATACAGATTCTGCTAACTGGAATCTTATTAATGATGGTGTAGCTAATCGTGGTGTGTGGTCGACCTCAACATACTATAAGATAAATGATATTGCTAAGTACGGAGGCAAAATTTACATTGCAACAAGCGGTCACACATCAAACGCAACAGCTAATGGTGGCTTCTACTCTGATTCTTCGAACTGGCAACTACTGAATGATGGTGTTGAGAACAGAAGCACTTGGTCAACATCTTCTTACTATAAGATCAACGATATTGTAAAGTACGGTGGTAAGACCTATATCGCTACGTCTGGTCATACATCGAATGCTACTGCTAATGGCGGGTTTTATTCAGACTCAAGTAACTGGCAACTACTGAATGATGGTGTTGAGAACAGAAGCACTTGGTCAACTTCCACTTACTATAAGATTGGTGATGTTGTAAAGTATGGCGCTCGCACATACATCGCTATCACAGGTCATACATCTAGTGCGACTGCCGCAGGCGGTTTCTACACTAATATTGCTAACTGGTCTTTGCTCAACGATGGTATTGAGAATAAAGGTACTTGGGCAAGTGGCACCTACTATAAGATTAACGACATTGTCAAATGGGGCGCAGATCTCTACATTTGTAATACTGGTCACACTGCTGGTACAAATTGGGTAGATACAGAAGCAAACTTCACACTTTTTGTTGGTGGTCTAGAATTTGAAAATACATGGATAAATTCAACCCTTTACCAACCAGGTGATGTTGTAAGATATGGTGGTTATCAATTTGTAGCTACAAACGAATCCACAAACGCTATTCCTACAAATACTTCTTTCTGGAGTGTATTCTCAACAGGATTTTCTGTTCAGGGTGCATACAGTAATTCCACTCCTTATAAGCCAGGTGATGTCGTCCAGTTTGGTGGTTATGTTTATTCTGCTCGTGTAGACACTACAGGTATACTACCATCAAACACTACTAATTGGGATCTGGTAAGCTACGGTGCAAAGTGGAATGATAATTGGTCAAATACCACTACTTACTATAAAGGTGATACCGTCAGATATGGCGGATCATCCTATATCTCAATAACGCATGCTAACGCAAATAATGAACCAGATCCAGGCAATACTTCTAACTGGAATTTGTTATCTCAGGGCGCTAACGCCACTATCAATCTGACTAATACAGGTGATATACTTTTCTTAAATACCGGTGGTTTAGACGGGGTTGCAATCGGCTCGAACGGGTACGTTTTAACAACCAATACTTCAGGTCTTCCACAGTGGCAGAGTGGTGCATCAAATAATGTTTACTATGTAAGCACTGATGGTGTTGACGCTTCTGATGCCGGTAGATCTCTGATTAGACCATTCAGAACAATCAAGTATGCTACTCAGAATGTTCCAAACAATTCTGTTATTATGGTCAAGGCTGGTTCTTATCAAGAAATTCTACCTATCACAGTACAATCTGGTGTTTCTGTTATCGGTGATAGCCAAAGAACAGTTACAGTAACTCCAGCTGGTGGATACTCCGGTGCTGGTAACACTATGTGGTTGCTATCTAATGGTTCATTGATTAAGCAAATGACATTTACTGGTATGACTGGATTTATTCCCGGTGGTACCGCTGATGACATTACAACCGCAACTATAGGTGGTGTATTCATCAGATTGAATCCCGCAAGTCCAATTACAACTAAAAGTCCTTATGTTGTAGAATGTTCTGCAATATCAACAGGCGGAACAGGTGTAATCGTCGACGGATCTGTGCATGCTTCCGGAAATCGAAGTATGCTTTTCCATGCTTATACTAACATCAATGATGGTGGTATTGGGTATTGGATAAGCAATAATGCCAGAGCTGAAACCGTTTCTTGCTTCACATACTTCTGTTATTTTGGTTTTGCCGCAACTGGTGGTGGCTTCATAAGAGGTCTAAACAACAATAACTCTTACGGTAACTACGGTGCGGTATCTAGAGGCTTCGATGCTACCGAAACTGTTGTTACAGCTAGAGTGTCAGGCGAACAACTTCAGCTTACCGCTAATTCGGCAATGACTTATACTGTTGGTGAAACAATCACTGGTGCCACTTCAGGCGCTACGGGAACAATCAATAATATTCAAGCAGCTGCCAACAAGTTATACTACTCGAGAACAAATGCTAACACTTTTGCCAATAGTGAAAGTATCGTAGGTGCTACTTCAGGTATTACCGGTATAGTCACGGGCAGTGGCGTTACGGGACAGAAGGGATTTGTTGTAGTAGCAAATAACTTTACTGTTGATCCGACTTTGTTTTCTGGTAGAAGTATTGAATTCTCAGGAGATTCCAGTGCATACGTCGTTCAGACGGTAAGCGGTACTTATACCAATACTCAGAGCAAGATGATTTTTGTTCTTGCACAAGAAAAAACAACTGCATCGAGCAATAGCGCAAACGTCGTATTCAGACAAAACTATTCACAGATTCGTTTAACCGGTCACGACTTCTTGGATATTGGTACTGGTAATACGGTAACTACAAATTATCCAAATGCGCCTGTCACAATGCCTTCACAAACAAATGAAGTTGTTGAAGGTCGTCCGGGTCGCGTTTACTACGTATCAACTGATCAAAATGGTAATTTCCGTGTTGGCGATTACTTCCGAATTGAACAGGCTACAGGTAAAGCAACTCTTGATGCATCAGCGTTCAATCTTTCAGGTCTGTCAGAACTAAGACTTGGTTCGATTGGTGCCCAGCTCGGTGAATCAATTAATGAATTCTCGGCTGACGGTACTCTTGCTGGTAATTCGAATGTTGCAGTTCCAACCGAACAAGCCGTAAAGACGTATGTTGATACAAATGCAATAACACTAATAAATGGTGCTCAAATAATAGCATATATAAATCTACAGGTATAGGAATTATTTAAATGACAACAGCAAGATCAATTATTCTTTCATCGGTTGCAAATACACTAACCACCGTCTATACAAATACGACTGGTAAGACAGCTGCATTGAAATCTATTAATATCAATGGTATTGGAAATCCTGAGACATTAACCACTACTACAGGTGGTGATGAATGGTTGTATTTCGGTACAAACATGGCACCATTGATTCCAACTAATTTTGGTGCCAGTGCTAATTATGGATATAGTGTACCAGTATCCGTTCAGCTATCTGCAGATAGACTGCTTTTAATTTGGCAGCCAGATTTTATGCATAATATTGGTCAGAATGATCTTCCAACTACAGCTACTATTCATACGCAAATAGTTGAGTATACTGGAACAAAATATCGCGCAGGACCAATTGTTAATGTAAATCTTGGTAGTTTCATATCGAGTTATATTGATGCTGCAGGTAATACATTACATACCATTCCTGCCAGTGGATTGACTAATGGATCTTCTCCAAGTTTTAAAGCAATTGCATTATCTGCCACAAAAGTTGCATGCACTATTCGTTTTGGTAGTCTTTTTCAACTTTTCCGTTTGTCTATTGTTGGTAACTCTGTTGAAATAAGCAGTTTGACTAATCTAGATATTACCACCTCTATGTTTGGCACTACTGCCCTTCATTATGATATAGCACCAGTAGCGAGTAGTACAAGTCAAATTACTGTTCTTGGTACAGACGGTACCACATGGAAAATGAGAGCATTTAACGTGCCTGATAGCGGTTCAATAACTGCTTTAGGTACAATGTTTGACACAACAATTGCGCATTCAACATATATGGGTGCTATATCTGAGAACAACAAAACAGCCGTTGGTAATTTAACTTACTACACTGTTGCTTGCGCCACTGCAGCAACGACCGGCAGTATTAGACTTGTTTCATATGATAGCAGTACAAATACATTTACTAATGTTGGTGCAGCTGCAGCAATCACAGCTACTACCAATTGGCGATCAATTAAAGCAGAGTGTTTATCAGCTAATACGACATCTAATGCCGTAGTTGTAACAAATGATCCAAGTAATACTTCGACTATCAATGTCTATAGACAAACTAGCACATCAGCTGCTTCAAATACAAATGCTGCCGGTACAACAAATACTGCAGTTGCTAATAGAACAATTTCATTCTCTTATAGATGGGGTGATTCAAGAGCAGTATTCTTCGGCGACAATAGTCTTTTTATGGTTGACAGTTCCGGTACATTTACAGATCTGATTTCTTCTACACTTGATAGTTCGGCAACTACAAACTATAGAAATCTTTGGTATAACTTCGAATCAAGACCGTTATATACGTTCTATGATCCAGGTACAATTCAGGCAGATCGTCCTTCACAATACTATTCCAGAACTGGTATGACATCAGTTACTAATCCTGGTATTAGAACAACAACAGGTAATTATTTTCCCTGGGGTCATGAATATGGCAATCATTATGATTGGTCTGAAGTTGCTGGTTGTTGGATGGTCGCACAGTATGGCAAAATTTATGCCATTAACACTGATGGCGTAATACTGGATGAAATTTCGTTGAATAATCTGTATCCAGATTTGACAACTAGTACGTATGCTTATGATATAAGAAATCTTATAGTGCTTCCTTCCGGAAGACTATTGATGTGTCTTGCTCCGTATACGATGACATACCCAGTTTCAAATTATAGTGCTAGATATGCTGTTCAATGGAATACCACTGCAGCAGCCGGATATGCTATTAGTACACAACCAATTCTAAATCCAAAAGACTTGAATAGAGCATCTGTCCAAACAACTCTATCTCTAAGTACTTTTGGATGCTCAGCTCACTTAACTAGCAATGTTGATTTCAATGGTGAAGAACGTGCATATCTACTATGGCATAATGGAGCTGCATCACCAGCAACACAGATTAGTCAGTATTTTGGTACCGGTTGGCAAACCACAACTGCTACTTCTTTCACTAATGCAGCTGCTGGAGCTTGGAATGTTGGTTATAATTCACCAGTAAAATTGATTCAAGATACTCCAGCAACAGCATTGTATCCACGTGGTCTTTGGCGTGTAGTTGGTTGTGATATCAGCACTCTTGTTGAAACTAGACGATTACGCGTAAGTGGACGCTGGGATATTTTATCACAGGCAAGTTCTTTAGCAACTACTGGCGGTGTTACACTGAATGCTGGTGGTTCAACATACAGTCGTTATGGTATGGCAGCTAAGAGATACAAAAATATTGCTGTAGTTGCGACTCACAATGCTAATACTACGATAAGCACTCCTACGCATATTTGGTCTTCAATTGAAGGTAAATTGAATTCGCTTTATGGTTGGTACGCAGGATTATATACAACAGCCGTACCAACAACAAATTCTCAATATACATCACTAGCAGTAACAAGCCGTGGTTATGCTGCAGCACATAATAGCACTGCTGGTGTTGTCAATGCGGTTTCAGTTGCTTATGTATTTGACAGCCTACAGACTATTACACCTAGAGTTACTTTTGCTAATACTTCAAACAGCGGATTCTACACTCTGAAGTCCACCGGTGATATTGTATTCCAAGTATATAATGCAGCTAATGCTACCAATTCGGCAGTAGATGCAGTATATTCAATTACTGGTAATAACGATATAGCTAAATTTACATTGGCATTGTTTGATGGAAGTAATACCTTCTTTATTGCTAATCAAACATTTTCAACAAGTAATGCTACCTATGTTCGAACCAATGATACTTACTTGCTCGCTAATAACGGCAGTATTAAGATAGCAACTGATAAAACTAATGCTCTTTCTGCTCTATTAACAATTGTTGAAGAGGTATAATATGTTATTTAAAAGTCCATTAGCAACAGATTATACTGGTGTTCCTATTATTCCTTCGACAGCGACACCTAGAGCTGCTGTCGAATTTATACAAACTATAAACATTGTTGATTTTTCTGTTTTAAGTCCTCTAGTTGCATGGCAACCTACGAGCATTACAATTGATGCTCCTTCATGGGCTAATTTTGCTAGATACAAAAAAATTCAATTTTCAATAGGTTCTGTAGGTGGTAGTACTAATCCAATAATTACCAACTTACAAACAAGAAGAAACAATACCAACTACATTGCATCAAAACAATATACCATAGAATCTATAACTAGTACTAGTGTATTAGTATACACTCAAACAAGCTCCGCTACTGCAGTGCCGCTACATGTTGCTGTAGATTTTACTAGTAACTATATAAGACAAACTGATATCTTTATAACACAACTTGGTGGTTATTGTGAAACAATAATGGGGCGCCATAGCAGTACTATGCCTACTAATTCTATAATAAGAACTACGTTTTCAATTTTGAACTCAAGTTCAAATTATATACCAGGTTATACTGAAACAGATACTATTGGAATACAACTTAATACTGATAGCGGCACCTTTAGACCGCCTGAAACCGGCTCTATTCAAATATCAGATTATAGATTAGAATGTAACATTTACGGATGGTTGAGATAATGGAAATGACAGAAATGTATATTGTCGATAATGGTTTCTATCGTTTAATGACAGAGCAAGAAAAGCTCGAATATCTAAATGCTCAGGCTGAATCAGCAATTGAATTATCACCATCTTCTATCTCAATGAGACAATTCAAATTGCAATTATTGTCAGATGGCGCCTTAGATGATGTTGAATCGTCAATATCAACTAATACAGCCGATGATGCAAGAAAAATTCAAATTGAATGGGAATATGAAACCGTTGTTGCAAGAGCAAGCGAATTGTTTACCTTTGTTACAACATCTCTTTCCTTCAACGAAGAACAAGAAAATCAATTCCTGATTGCAGCAGGAAAACTATAACATTGTGACACTTCGTGATCTAATTAAACAAAAGCATGATCAAGCAGAAAATCATGCTTTTGTTAAGACTCTTTTTGCCGGTAAACTCCCAACAAAAGTTTATGCAGAATTTCTTTATAATCAATTGTTCATATACAGAGCTCTTGAAGCAACTGCTACAAATGCCGGAGCTCTAAACGATATTGAAGATATTAAAAGAGTAAAAAATATTGAAAAAGATCTTGAATTCTTCAATTACACAGATTTAAAAATTCACTCCTCAACATATCAATACATCAGTTACGTAACAGAAATAACTGATGTCAATAAACTAGTATCCCATATATATGTTAGGCATATGGGTGATATGTTTGGTGGCTCGATGATTAAGAAGGTTACATCCGGTCCTGGCAATATGTATGAATTTGAGAATAGAGTCGAACTCATACAGAAGCTTCGTTCAAAGTTATCACTAGACATGGCTGACGAAGCTAATATTGTTTTTGATTTTGCTATTAAATTATTTGAGGACTTAGCTAATGAGTATGATATTCAATAGGCTCGTACGAGCATCAGACAATTTCCTGGATGTTCTAGCAAGAAAAGGAATTCCAGTTGAAGAAGATCATGACTTTGATTGGCCAAACTATGTTTTTAGATCCGGTTTATTTCGACGTGCACATCTTGATGTCGTGGATGCAAGAGATACAAAAAAACTCTACATGATGCATCTGTGCATCTTCCCGCATACGAACGATCCTGGTCCAATATACGGATTTGATCTGATAGCAGGTCCAAGTAAAGTCACCGGCGCTTTCCATGACTTCTCGCCAGGTTATGACAAAAAACATTACATGCTAGATTGGTTTCATGACAGAGTTGATGGCATGGAATGGTCTAAGAAAAGAGAACTACCTCAGTGGGCAAAGAACATTTTCTCGGGTAGTATGGTCGCTGCAGGTAATATCAATACAATGGAAGAGCTTGACGAAGTGCTTTCATTAGCCAATCAAACTCTTTCTTATTATCTCAATAACATAGGTAACTTGTCTGATATTGATTCAACAGATGCACAAAATTGGTACTGCCATAATCAAAGACAAAATCCACATACTCCAAAAGTGATGGAGTCTCTTGGATTTGATTCTGATATTGTTCAAAAATTTATATCTTCTTGTTTGTTCCCAACTGTTGAATAAATATAAATAGAAAAAACAATCTCAAGGATAGGGAACTGAGATGGCAAATAATAATTTCGTAGTAAAGAACGGGTTAACCGTCAACGGAAGCTTCACAGCCAATTCTACTGTAGTAAATGCATCTGCTATTACAGCGACTTCTGTCAATGCAGCGACTCTTAGTATTTCCGGTGTTTCTGTTGCAACTCTGATAACAAGTAATGCAACCACTGCTTACACCAACGCTATATCTTATGCTGATACTAAATCCAGTGCAGCATATACCAATGCGGTATCGTTGGTAGGAGATGCAACAAATATTACAACCGGTACTCTACCAAATGCGAGACTTAGCTCGGCTATCGTCAATACATCAGGATCGTTTACTATAGGTGGACTTATTAATTTTTCTAATGGTGTTACGTTTTCAAATACAATCACAGCTAATGGTTCTAATGGTACAGCCGGGCAAGTATTGACTTCTTCCGGTCCATCAGGGAACGTTTTTTGGTCATCGGCAGCGTCCGGCGTTAATACTGCTGCAACATTTAGTTGGACCAATGCGCATATATTCTCTAATACATTAACGGTAAATAATTCGACACTGAGTGTTGGTAATACTACAACAAACACCTCAATTACGCTCGGAACAATTACATTAAGTAATGGTGCTGCTGTTTCAACGGTAAATGCAACTGTTTATAGTGGAACTGCTAATAATGCAGCTGCATTGAGTGGTGTATCTTTAACAACCATTCAAGGCCAGATTACAGCCAATGCAGCAACTGCTTACTCGAATGCAGTAGCAAACGCAGCTGCTATATATAAAACTGCATCCGACTTAGCTACTAGCTCTGGTACCGCTTATTCTAATGCAATTGCGTATTCTGCTGTTGCAACAAATTTAAGCAGTGGTACCGTTCCAACTGCGCGGCTTGCCTCTGGCACCGCCAACAATACTACTTTTCTCCGTGGCGATCAAACGTGGGCAACAACTGGTAGCGTAACTTCCGTAGCCACTGGAACTGGTCTCACCGGCGGACCTGTAACTGGTTCCGGCACAATATCATTAGCCACTGCCGGCGCTGGTGCTGCCACTTATTCTAGTGGTGTATCAGCAATTACAGTTGATGCCTACGGTCGAGTAACTTCCGTTTCTGGTTCTGCCGGTTACGTGACTTCTTCCGGTGTGACTTCTGTTGCGACTGGAACCGGTCTTACCGGTGGAACTATCACCAGTACTGGTACGGTGTCATTAGCTACTGCCGGTGCTGGTGCTGCCACCTATTCTAGTGGTATTTCTTCGATTACTGTTGATGCTTATGGTCGAGTAACTTCTGTTACCGGTTCTGCTAGTTATACGCCTCTCAATAGTAGTGTGACTTTTAATGCTATAACGGGTACGGGTCAAATTAAAGGTCTTTCATTAGTAACCACAGGTGGTGCTGTTTATTTGGCCAACGATTTACAAACGTATATGGCTTGGGACGGCACTAACATTGTATTTAATAAAAAGACATTATGCACCAGTGATGTAGGCACCAATGGAAAATTTTTTGGATCGGGCGGCGGGGCTGCTGTACTTGCTGCCGGTTCTACTAACGTTCTCTACTTTTCATGGAATGGTTCAGATCTTGTATATGATATTAACAGCGGCGCCGTCTCGCGCGCTATATATTACTTTGGTGCGTCTGATCAAAGACTAAAAACAAATATTTCCAATACAGATGTTAATTCATTATCAATTATTAATTCTATAGGTTTAAAGAAATTTGATTGGACGGATGAAGGATTAAAATATAATCTTTTACAAGAAAAAGATAAATCTGTAAAAATTGGTGTTATTGCACAAGAGCTCTCTCAGGTAATTCCCGAAGCCGTAATAAAAATTAAAAATAAAGAAGAAGTTGAAACGCAGCTACTTAAAGGCGAAGCTATAATACCATATCTGATTGGTGCTATTCAAGAACAACAAAAACAAATTGCTGATTTACAAACTCAAATCAATTTGTTAAAGAAATAATATAGGACAACTCTTATGGCAACACCTACAACAAAAGATCAGTTTAAAGAGTATTGCCTAAGAGCTCTTGGTAAACCTGTAATCGAAATCAATGTCGATGACGATCAAGTTGATGATCGTATTGATGATGCCTTAAAATATTACTGGGACTACCATTTTGATGGTTCTGAAAAAACTTATTACAAGTATCAGATTACAGATGCCGATAAAGCAAACAAATATATTACCATGCCGGAAAATATCATCGGTGCTGTTAATTTGTTCCCAATCGGTCAAGGCCTGAATACAAATAATTTATTCAATATTCGTTATCAGATTGCCTTGAATGATCTTTATACACTGACATCTGTATCCATGGTCCCATATTATATGGCTTTGACACATATTCAGTTTCTTGAACAAATGTTAGTTGGTCAACAACCAATTCGTTATAATAGAAACGTAAATCGTCTTCATATTGATATGGACTGGCAGATTATTAATACAGGTGATTTTATTGTCGTAGAGGCTTATCAAATTGTTGATCCTGCAACATATGTGGATGTGTGGAAAGATCGTTGGCTTATTCGTTATGCCACATGTTTGATTAAACAACAATGGGGCGCAAATCTAACCAAGTTTGTTGGTATGACATTACCAGGTGGTATTAAGTTCAATGGTGAAAAGCTCTATAATGATGCCACTTCTGAACGTGCTGAACTTGAAAAAGAAATGATTTATTCATATTCACTTCCTGTAACTGATATGATTGGTTGAGAATATACCTTTTATATAAATACATCCATGACAAACAAAGGAGAAAGTCATGGAAAAATATGGATTTGTATATATCTGGTTTGATCGCAAACACAAACGCTATTATATCGGAGCTCATTGGGGTAGAGAAGATGATGGCTATATTTGCTCTTCACCGTGGATGAAAAAAGCATATAAAAGAAGGCCTAATGATTTTAAAAGACGTATATTGGAACGAATTTATACTAATAGAAAACAAACGTTTATTGCTGAAGAAAAATATCTTGATTTAATACGACAAGAAGAATTTGGTAAAAAATATTATAATCTACGAAATATAAAAGGTCATTGGTCAACTGATGATGAAAAAATAAAATCTATTGCAGAAAAAATTTCAGCTACAGCAAAAAAGAATGCTCAGGATCCAATTTATAGAGCAAAATATCTTGAAGGATTAAAAACACGTGATACTAAAGCATCTAATCCAGATGTTTGTGAAAAAAGACGTAAATCAATGATAGGTAAAAATGCCGGAAAGATTACAGCTAAAGATGAAAGCGATAATATTTTTCACACTACAAAAGATGATCCAAGATGGATTTCCGGTGAAATATGGGCAGCATCAAAAGGTGTTAAACGTTCAGCCTTATCAGAAGATCATAAGATTAAAATAAAAGAAGCAGGTATTTTTAAAACAATAAATAGCAAAAGGATTTCTTGCATACATTGTGGTACTGAAGGAAACGCAGGTCAGATAGGAAGATATCACAATGATCGTTGTAAGAAAATTCAAATAGTTTAATAGAGGTTATACTAAAATGCTTACATATAAAACATTCTGTGAAGCTTGGATTAATGGTATTGGTTCTAAAGGTATTAATGCTACCAAAGATAAAGCAGTTACATCTTCTACCAAATATGATTCACCTACAGATTATGAACGAAATGCCAAAAAAGTTGGTGAGGTTGGTGGTTTAGAACTTCATTCATCCGAAACTGCTGGTGGTGGAATTAAACATTTTACCTGGCATCCAAAAGATAAAAAAATTCACCATGTAGTTTATGCGGCTCAATCAACACCAATTCAAGGTGGCCATAGACTACAATTTCTAAGTGCTCATAGAAGATCATCATCTGATGTTAATATGGGACATGTTTATAAGAAAATTTTACAGAACGGCAATCAAATGGTTGGCACAAGTCACTCACCTGGTGCTAAGAAAATGTGGGATCGTATGAGAAATGATCCTGATATTCATGTACATGGTGAACACCCGGATGGCACAAAACAAGAATTAAAACATGATGATGAAACACATGCAGCATATGGTGATAAATCTAAAGAAGGTATACGAATTGGTAAAATGAAACTTGTAGCCGGCGCTAGAAAATAGGAGATGTAATTTAAGTGGCTACAAATTTCTATTTCCGCAACTACGATTCATCTAATGAACAGAATCTCTATGAAGATCTAATCATAGAGTCAATTCGTATGTACGGGGAGGATATGTATTATATACCTCGTGTTATCACCAACTACGATGGTCTTCTTGGCGAGGATGCATCCTCACAGTATAATCACGCAATTTTAGTAGAACTTTATATTAAATCCATCGATGGTTTTACTGGTGATGGTAATTTTATGTCTAAGTTTGGTTTACAAATTAGAGACCAAGTTGTATTCAGTATAGCACAAAGAACTTTTAATCAAGAAGTTGCTATTGTAACAGATCAAATAAGACCTAATGAAGGTGATCTAATCTATTTCCCACTTAACCGCAAATGCTTTCAAATCAAGTTTGTTAATAAGTTTGAAATGTTCTATCAGTTTGGCGCATTACAAACTTGGGAATTGACATGTGAATTGTTTGAATATAGCAATGAACAATTCAATACAGGAATTCCTGAAATTGATAATCTACAAACAAATTATTCTGTCAATATTCTTGATTATGCCATTATGGATGAGGAAGGTGTAAATCTAACCGATGAGGACAATAATTATCTAGTTGTTGAACAATATAACCCAGACGTTATTAATCCAGCATCACAGAATGATTTAATTCAAAATGGCTCAAATAATTTTCCTCTAGGATCAAATGATTTTATTGACTTTAGTGAAATAGATCCTTTTAGTGAAGGCACTCTGTAATGTTCTCTACTACACCTTTTTACTTTTCATTAATTCGTAAGTATATTATACTATTCGGAACTTTGTTTAATAACATTCGTATCTCTAGAACAGATAAGGATGGCAATGTTACTATGATTGAGCGTGTGCCAATCACCTATGGACCAAAAGATAAAATGTTAGCCCGTGTAATTCAGGATCCAAATATTGATCGACCAACGGCCACATATCCATTGCCTATGATGGCTTTTGAAATGACTAGTTTTGATTATGATGGAACAAGAAAACTACAGACAATCAATCGAATTGCTGTAGTAAATCCTGATGATAAATCCAAGAATAAATATCAGTATAATCCAGTACCATATAATATTGGATTCCGTCTAAGTATTCTAGTAAAAAATGCCGAGGATGGCAATAAAATTGTAGAACAAATTCTACCGTATTTTACACCAGATTGGACAACTACTGTGCATCTTATTCCAGAGATGAATGTAACGATGGATATTCCTGTTGTACTTAATAATATCAGTCTAGAAGATGTTTATGACGGTGAATTTGACAAACGTAGATCGTTAGTTTGGAATCTTGATTTTACGCTCAAGGGTTATATTTACGGACCAGTTAAATCTACTAAGATTATTAAATTTACAAATACCGAATTTTTTGTAGCTACCGGTGATAATATTCGAGAAGCTAATGCGGCCGCAGCATATGTACAAGTTCAACCAGGACTTACAGCAAATGGCAAACCAACATCAAATGCTAGTTTGTCGATACCAGTTGCAAATATTGTAGCTACTGACACATTTGGATATGTGACTTCTATTACGGAACCTTAATATGAATGATGATGACATTAATGATGATGATAACGAAAATCCAATTGATAGAGCTTTGAATTTAGGGCCAATTAATCAAACTTATGGTAAAACAATATCATCAATTATTAGCCAAGCACGTGATGATTCTGCTGATGAAGACTTTACATTTGCTAGAGCAAATATCCGTGAGGTTATTGAAAATGGTACCGATGCCATATCCAAACTTACTATAATTGCTCAACAGTCACAGAATCCTAGGGCATATGAAGTATTAGCTAAATTGATGGATACTGTTGCAAATGCCTCAAGAGAATTGCTTGAACTTCAGGAAAAGATCCGATCAATTGATAAATCAGACATACCTCGTGATGAAGAGGCAAAGAGTCAGGTCACCAACAATTTGTTTGTTGGCTCAACTCATGAATTACAAAAGATGATTGAAAATATGAGAAATAGATCTATTAAATAATTCATATTATGTCATAGACTATTATAACACAGTACAAGAATGTTGTCAACAAAAATGAATACTAATGCAGAAATAATTCCAAATTTTAAAGCTTATATGGGCAATCCTAATTTAAAACGAGCAGGGATTGACGTAAATTGGACACCGACCATGATCGAAGAGATGGTCAAGTGTTCACAAGATGTTGTATATTTTGTTAGTAATTATATGAAGATTGTCAACGTTGATAAAGGTTTAATTCCTTTTACACCGTATGATTATCAGATTGAAATGCTTAAAGCCATGGCCGAAAATCGCTATAATATTATGGCGACCTCACGACAGGCTGGTAAATCTACCACAACATGTGCTTTTATTTTATGGTATATTCTTTTCAATAATGATAAAAACGTGGCTCTGCTTGCTAACAAAGCGGATACGGCACGTGAAATTCTAGGTAAAATTCAATTAGCGTATCAGCATCTTCCAAAATGGATGCAACATGGTATTCTTGAATGGAACAAAGGTTCGTTTGTTCTTGAAAATAATAGTAGAGTTCTTGCTACCGCCACATCAGCCGATAACATTCGTGGTTTCAGTATTAATCTTCTATTCATTGACGAAGCCGCATTCATTGATAACTGGGATGAATTCTTTACCTCAGTTTATCCTACGATTTCATCTGGTAATACATCACAGGTTATTCTTGTTTCAACACCAAATGGTTTAAATCACTTTTATGCCATTTGGCAAAATGCATTAGAAAATAAGAATAATTATAAACCTATTTTGGTGAAATGGGATAGAGTTCCGGGACGTGACGAAAAATGGAGAAAAGACACATTAGCGGGTATTAACTTTGATACTGAAAAGTTTGCACAGGAATTTGAAGTAGAATTTCAAGGATCATCTGGTACTCTTATTGCCGGTTGGAAGTTAAAAGAACTTGTTTATAAAACACCTCTTCATGCCAAGGATGGGTTGAAACTTTATGATTCGCCTGAAAAGAATAAACAATATGTTTGTGTGGCTGACGTTTCGCGTGGTAAAGGTCTAGATTATTCGGCATTTAGTGTATTTGATATAAGTGCGATGCCATATAAACAAGTATGTGTTTTTAAAAGTAATATGATGACCCCGATAGATTATGCCGATGTAATCCATAGGGTTTCCAAATCTTATAATAATGCCGGTATTCTTGTTGAAATTAATGATATTGGTGGGCAGGTAGCAGATTCATTACATTTTGATTTTGAATATGATAATGTATTATCTACAACTGCCGGTGGTGGTAGATCGGGAAAACAAGTTACGTCAGGTTTTAGTGGTGGTAGTACCGATAAAGGTGTTCGAACTACAAAAATTGTAAAACAAACCGGTTGTTCAATATTAAAACTTTTAATTGAAGGCAATCAGTTAATCATTAATGATCTAAGTACAATCAATGAATTATCAACTTTTTCCAAAAAAGGTAATACATATGAAGCAGAACCAGGTAAACATGATGACCTGGTAATGGGTCTTGTACTGTTTGCTTGGTTATCAGATCAACTTTATTTTAAAGAACTCACATCTATAAATACATTAGCAAATTTGCGTGAAAAAAATGACGACGAAGTTATGCAAGATCTTGCACCGTTTGGTTTTATTCAAGATGGGACCGAGGAAAGAATCATTATCGAAGTTTCAGGTGATCGTTGGGTGGTCGTTGATACATATAATGAGCCAGAGAACATTATTTTATAAATAAACATGAGTTTTGAAATACATTTTTTATAAAAAAAGGAGAGATAACTATGGCATTTCAAGTAAGTCCAGGTGTAAATGTTACCGAGATTGATCTTACAACGATCGTCCCTGGTGTTTCCACCACAACCGGTGCTATCGCAGGTGTTTTTAAGTGGGGTCCCGTAGGTGAACGCGTTTTAATCACCAATGAAACAAATCTTGTTAATACATTTGGTAAGCCAAATGCTAATAACTTTGAAACATTTTTTACTGCTGCCAATTTCCTAGCATATAGTAGTGCATTATATGTTGTTCGTGCAGCAAATACAACAAATTCAACTGCAACATCAGGTGCAATGAATGCCGTTGCTAATACAAATACAGTTACTGTTCTAAACAACGTAGTCAAGAACAGAAACGATTATCTGGCTATTCGTGACGGTAATACGTCTTCAAATGCTATGTATATTGCTAAATATCCTGGCGATCTTGGTAACAGTCTTCGTATTTCTGTTTGCAGTAGTGTCAATGCATATAGTTCAAATTTAGCGCTTGTTGGAAACGTTACAAGTAATACTATTACCGGTTCATTTGCACTAAGTGTTGGATCTAATACTGGCACATTCACATTCGTTTCTGATGGTGTTGTTAGTAATGCCAATACATATGCTAATACAATTGCTAATGCAATTACTGTGGGTGATTCGATTACGGTTGGTAACACATCAATCGGCACACAAAATATGACAGTTAAAACAATTGGTTCTGTAACTGCAAACGCTTCTGTGGCTACATTTACTCTTGGTTTTGATTCATTATATAAACTATCAACAGATTATACTGCAAGCAATACCGTAAATGGTAATACAAGTGTTATTAATGTAACAAGATCTTGGCAGTTTGCAAATCGTACGAATGGTGCACCTACAACTTCTTATTATGTTTCAAACTTTGGTAATTCAGCAGCTGTTGATACCTTACACGTAGTGGTAGTTGACCAAGATGGTCAATTCACTGGTGCACCTGGAGCTGTACTTGAAGTATACCAAAATCTATCACGTGCAACTGATGCAAAATCAGAAAATGGTGCTTCTCTTTACTATAAGACAGTAATCAATGATACTTCTGCTTATGTATGGTGGGCAAATGACCGTTCAGGTGCACTATCAAATACAGCATTGAACATTACTTCATCAACAAATTCATCACCTCTTACATTGGATTTTGCTGGTGGTACCGACGGATTCTCCGAAAGTACTATTCCTATGAGTTCTCTTGCAACAGCGTATGATCTGTTTAATTCTACTGAACAAGTTGATATTTCATTGGTTCTTCAAGGTAAGCCAACTGGTGGTTCTACCACTGTAAATGGTCAGACCGTTGCTAATTTCCAACTTGCTAACTATATTATCCAAAATATTTGTGAAACACGTAAAGATTGTATCGCATTTATTTCACCGGATGATGCAACTGCTCGTTCAAACCCAGGCGCTGAGGCAACTTCAATTGTTAATTGGTTTGGCGCTGTAGCTGATTCAACATACTATGTTTCAGATAGTTCATATAAGTACATGTATGACCGTTACAATGATGTATATCGTTATGTTCCACTCAATGGTGATATTGCCGGTCTATGTGCAAGAACAGAAACAACAAATGATGCTTGGTTTTCGCCAGCTGGATTCAATCGTGGTCAGATCAAGAATATCGTAAAGCTGCGCTATAATCCAACACTACCTAACAGAGATCTCCTCTATAAAAACTCTGTAAATCCAATTGTAACATTCCCTGGTCAAGGTACTGTTCTATTTGGTGATAAAACTGGTACCAAAAAGCCTTCCGCATTTGATCGCATTAACGTACGTCGTCTATTCATCACTCTTGAAAAAGCTATTTCTAATTCTTCAAGATTCTCATTGTTTGAATTTAACGATGAGTTTACAAGATCACAATTCAAAAATCTAGTTATTCCTTTTCTGCGTGACGTTCAAGCTCGACGTGGTATTACAGACTTCCTTGTTGTTTGTGATGCTACAAATAATACACCTGAAAGAATTGATCGCAATGAATTCTGGGGTGATATTTACATCAAGCCAAATCGTTCAATTAACTTCATTCAGTTGAACTTTGTTGCTGTTAGAACCGGTGTTCAATTCTCAACAATCGTTGGTCAATTCTAATAAATAAAGAATAGGAGTTAAATAAATGGCATTCAATATTGAAGAATTTCGTAGTAAAGGCCTTACAGGGGGTGGTGCAAGACCATCCCTATTTGAGGTTGAAATTGTTGATTTTCCAATACAAGTAAATACAAATGTTTCAGAAAAATTTAAATTTACGTGTAGCGCTTCTGAAATACCTGCATCAACAATTGGGACAGTTGATGTTAGTTATTTTGGTCGTCAAATTAAATTAGCAGGCGATCGTACATTTGCTGATTGGACTGTAACTATTCAAAATGATGAAGATTTTGCAATAAGAGCTATGTTTGAAGCCTGGTCAAACCAAATTAACCAATTGGTTGCTAATAAACAACTACCTTTTGAAGGATCAGTTCCTGGTAATAACGGTTATAAAGCCAGTGCTCTCGTAAGACAATATGGAAGATCTGGCAAAGAAAACATTCTTAGAGAATATGAATTTGTTGGAATATTTCCAACAAGTATTGCAAATATGGCTCTTGATTGGGATGCAACAAATCGTATCCAAACATTTGACGTAACATTCTCATATGATTTTTGGATACCAACTTTACAAAACGGTATTAATATCACACCTGTTAATCCAGGATTTTAATATATAATGATGTAATGTTTACTTTAGAGGGGGTTATTCCCCTCTAAATTTTGGAAAATAAAATGAAACTATTCGGCTTTGAATTTAAAAGAGATATTCCTGTAGATACAGCACCATCGTTTGCTCCTCTAGAGTCTGATGATGGTGCTGTTGTTGTTGCTGCTGGTGGTTCTTATGGTACATATATTGATCTTGATGGTACTGTAAGAACTGAAGCCGAATTAGTCACTAAGTATAGAGAAATGTCACTGCAGCCAGAAATTGATGCTGCAGTAGATGAAATTGTCAATGAATCGATTGATATTGATGAAGAAACAATAGTTGATATTGATCTTGATGATATAGAAATATCCGATAAACTTAAAAAAGTTATCCGTGAAGAATTTCAAAATGTTCTTAGTCTATTAGATTTTAATAGAAGAGCATATGAAACATATCGTCGTTGGTATATTGATGGTAGACTTTATTATCACGTTGTAATCGATGAAACTGATACGAAAGCCGGTATTAAAGAACTTCGGTATGTTGATCCACGAAAGATCAGAAAAATTCGTGAAGTTGCTAAACGAAAAGTTCCAGGTGGTGATGGTGGTGTTGCAGTAATACCAAAAACTCAAAATGAATATTTTATTTTTAATGACAAAGGTTTTAATTACGGTAATAAAGTTGTTGGACCTTCGACTACCGGTTTAAAGATTGCTAAAGATTCTATTGTACATGTGATGTCTGGTTTGACGGATACACAAGGTACAATGGTTCTTTCATATATGCATAAAGCAATTAAGGCGTTAAATCAATTACGCACACTAGAAGACGCATTGGTCATTTATCGTCTTGCTCGTGCTCCAGAACGTCGTATTTGGTATATTGATGTCGGTAATCTGCCTAAGATGAAGGCAGAACAATATGTTCGCGATATTATGGTCAAGCACAAGAATCGTTTGATTTATGATGGTTCTACCGGTGAAGTTCGTGATGATAGAAAATTCATGACAATGCTTGAAGATTACTGGCTACCTCGTAGAGAAGGTGGTCGTGGTACTGAAGTCACTACACTTCCTGGCGGTCAAACTCTTGGTGAAATGGATGACGTTTTATATTTCCAAAAGAAATTATATCAAACATTAAATGTACCAGTCAATCGTTTAAACTCTGATGCTTTATTCTCAATTGGCAGAGCAACAGAAGTTACAAGAGATGAAGTGAAGTTCTCCAAATTTATTACTCGTTTGCGTTCCAGATTTTCCACATTATTCACTCATGTATTGGAAAAACAATTAGTACTCAAACAAATCATGAGTATTGAAGATTGGGAACAAATTGAAACCAAAATTAAATATAAATTTGCTAAAGATAATTATTTTACAGAACTAAAAGATGCCGAAGTACTTCAAAATAGAACTCAGTTAATGATGACTATGGAACAAGGTGGATTAATTGGTAAATATTATTCACATCAATGGACTCGTAGAAATATTCTGCAACAATCTGATGATGATATTGAAGAACAAGATAAAGAAATAAATATTGAGATTGAATCAGGCGATCCTCGTTGGATGAGTCCGGAACAGCAACAACAAGAAATGATGGATCAACAAAATCAACAAACCATGATGGGTCAGCAACAATCTGATGGTGCTGCCGATACTGATGCTGGATCTTCAACTGATCCAGATAAAGCTGAAAAACTACGCCAAGCAGAATTGACTATTAAGCAAATGAAAGAAAGGGGTGCTGATAACCGTTCTATTCAAGATGAATCTAAATATAAATCAGCTCTCCAAATTGTAGCAAGAAATAAATAGGAGTGAATAATGACAGAGATTGAATATAGACTGGCGGATCTTATTAACTTTAGTTCTAGCCAAAAGCCTATTGAATTTGCAGATGCATTTAAGTCTATTATAACAGATAGAATTTCATCAGCAATTGAAGCTCAAAAAGCCGATATTGCAAAATCAATATTTAATAATGATGGCCCTGAAGATGACGAAGATGATGAAGACTTTTTTGATGATGAAGACGATTTTGATTCAGAAGAGTAAGGAAAACCAAAATGCCTAAGTTATTAAAAGATATTCTAAACGGCGTAAAGAAATCAAAGATAGTTCCAGGTTCTACTGGTTCAGATCCTGGTGTAGACTATGCTCCAAAAGCTCCAAACGAACAAGAGTTTGTAAAGAAGCATGAGCGTGAAAAACACGAAGATCGTGTTGGAAATGGTGACGACATTTATCAAGCCACTAATATTAAACATTCCCAAAACGATGAACCAAAGCATGGTTACAAGAAGCCACAAGATAAAAATGTAAATGAAGCCGCAAAGTGCAACATGACCGAGGAAGGTGTTTCTTGTCCAGTACATGAAATGGCCGATTGCTCTAAGGCGACAAAGACTCTTAGAGAAGTTGCTAAGAATCCATATGCTATTGGTATGGCAGTTGCTATGAAAAGTACAGGTGATAAACCACCTCTTGCAAAATCAACAATTGTAAAAGCACATGATATTGCTAAGTCAATTAAAAAGGAAGATCTAGCTGCTCCTCTACTTGGTGGTAAAGATGATGATGAATCTGCTGAAATGGCCAAGACACAACTTCGTGCACTTGCAAATAAAGCACTTCATCTTGCTATGCAGCTAGGTGATGAACAAGTAGTTGAACCATGGGTCCAAGCAAAGATTGCAGTAGCTAAGGATAACGTGACTGCAGTTCATGATTATATGGTCTATGGCGAACATTCAAAAAACAAAGAAAATGAACAAACTGCCCCATATGAAGGTGGTATCGATATGTCCGGCGCACCTAGAAATTCATATCCGGATTTTTCAGCGGATGTAAATACAGGAAGAGTAGTTTAATGAATATTATCAAGCCAACATCTAGTCAAATTTCATTAACAACTGCCAATACAATTAGCAATTCTCAAATTGTTTATATTAGTGCAACCGCAGCTGCTGTAATTACTGTAGCAAATAGTGGTGGTACTATTGGCACATTTACACTACCTGCAAACCAATATATCTGGGTTGCTAAAACTCCTTCTGATACAATTGCTGCTAACGTTGCAGTATTTGCTACAGCTGCGGCATATAGAGGGTAAGATGAAACTTATTACCGAACTAACAGAAGCAATTGATTTTGAAACTCAACTTGATGAAGCAACTGGTAGAAAGCAACATCATATTCACGGTCGCTTTCTTGTTGCTGAAGAACAAAATAAAAATGGCCGTGTATATCCAATGTCTGTATTGGAAAATGCAGTAAATAAATATAATGAAAGCCATATTAAAACAAATCGTGGTTACGGTGAATTAGGTCACCCTGCCGGTCCACAGATTAATTTAGATCGTGTATCCCATCTTATTGTTGAATTAAAGAGAGATGGTAAGAGTAATTATTTTATTGGTAAAGCAAAGTTGACTGATACTCCTATGGGTAACATTGCTAGAGGTCTTCTTGATTCTGGTGCTAATTTAGGTGTTTCTTCTCGTGGTATGGGAAGTCTTCAATCAGAAAATGGGGTGATGATTGTACAACCTGATTTTCATCTTGCAACTGCAGCTGATATTGTAGCTGATCCATCTGCACCTAATGCTTTTGTAAAAGGTGTTATGGAAAATGTTGATTGGGTTTATGATGCGACTAATGATTCTTGGTATCAAGAGAAACTACATGAAACACGTAAACAATTAAGAACTATGCGTATGGACGAAATTGAACATAATAAACTTGCTATTTTTGAAGGTTTCGTCAAGTCTTTATCGTCAAAAACAAATTTGTTATAAATAAAACAAATAGAATGTAAGGGAGACCTTTTTAATGTCAACAGAAAATAACGATCAATTTGAAGAACTTGATGAAGGTAAGTGGGATTATCCTAAGAGTATGACCCAAACCAAAACGACTTCTGACGCGGGTTCTACCAACGCTGCGGATAATAGAGAAAGACGTAAAGCTTTTAGAAAGAAAATGAAAGCCATACAGCATAAAGAACTAATGAGTGGTAAGCAAAAGCAACCGGTTGAAGAATCAATTGCCTCAGAAACTTTGAAGGCAGATTCACGCTCTGATGATTCAAATCCAAAGTCAAAGATTGCAGCTATTAATGCGGTCATTGGTTCGATGAATGCTATGAGTAGTGATGAACTTACAAAGTGGTATACAAGTGCTATGGCTCTTATTGGTAAGGAAGCTTCTGCTCTACCAGGATCAGCAAATTCAGATTCAAATAAAAGTTCATTGAATATGAAAGATTCAGCTGCTGTTGGTAGTGGTGGTGCATCTGCCGCCGATCCAATGCCAAAGTTAGACCATAAAAATAATCCTCTTGCTTCGATGAAGGAAGATGTAGAAGAAATGTTTGTTGGTACAGACCTATCCGAAGAGTTCAAGGATAAGGCAACAACTCTATTTGAAGCAGCAGTAAATGCACGTGCAACACTTGAAATTGCTCGTCTTGAAGAAGAATTTGAAACTGCATATGAAGAAAGACTTGAGGAAGAAGTTGCCTCAATTGTTGAAAATGTAGAAACTAATCTTGATACTTACCTAGATTATATTGTAGAAAAGTGGATGGAAGATAATCAAGTTGCTATTGAATCTTCTCTTCGCAATGAAATTATGGAAGAATTTATTGGTGGTCTAAAAGGCCTATTTGCTGAACATTACATCAATGTCCCTGAAGAAAAAATCGATGTAATTGAAGCTATGGCACAAAAGATTGAAACTCTAGAAAATGCATTAAACGAATCTATCAATGATGCCAATGAGCTTAAATCAGTACTTGCTGAAGCTAAAATGTCATCATTGGTTGATGAATTGTCAGAAGGTTTAACAATGTCTCAAGCAGAGAAGTTTGCTGCTCTTGCTGAAGGTGTGAGCTTTGATGGCAATTTTAACTCTTACAAATCAAAACTTGAAATGGTTAAAGAGACATATTTCTCAATGAAGCCAAAGACTTCAAATATTGAGGAAGAAACTTTTGAAAGTGATGATGAAAGTGTGAATACCGTAAGTATGGATCCACATGTAAGTAATTATGTCCGTGCAATTGCTAGAACAACTAAGAAATAATTTTATATAAATAAACTAAACCTACAAAGAAAGGGAAATAAAATGTTTTTACAAGAAGAAATTCAGAAGAAGTGGTCACCAATTCTTGACCATGCCGATCTTCCATCAATCAAGGACTCACACCGCCGTTCCGTAACAGCTGTTGTTCTTGAAAATACAGAAAGAGCTCTCCGTGAAGCTTCATCTCATGGTCAATTCCAGACCCTGACTGAAACAGCTTCAACTGGTGCATTCAATGCTATGGGTGCTTCTAGTTCAACTGCAGGCGCCGGTCCAATTGATACATTCGATCCAGTACTTATCTCACTGGTTCGTCGTTCAATGCCTAATCTAATTGCCTATGACATCTGCGGCACACAGCCAATGACTGGACCAACAGGCTTGATCTTTGCTATGCGCTCACGTTATGGTAACTCTGCTGCTCTTGGTAATACATCTGCTGTTGGTAATACTAAGGCTGCCGGTGAAACATTCTATAACGAAGTTGATACCACATTCTCTTCTGTAACATCTGGTGCTAACTCATTTGGCCAGAAGTTCGTTGGTACAATCCCAGGTGATACTAATACTTCTATCATGTCTGCCGTTAACGGTTATAACACCGGTTCAGGCATGTCAACAGCTCAGGCTGAAGTACTTGGTGCCGATGGCAACACTGCTTTTGCTCAAATGGGCTTCTCAATCGAAAAGGTCACCGTAACTGCTAAGTCACGTGCCCTCAAGGCTGAGTACACAATGGAACTGGCTCAAGACCTTAAGGCTATCCATGGTCTCGATGCCGAAACTGAACTTGCTAACATTCTTGCCGCTGAAATCCTTGCCGAAATCAACCGTGAAGTTGTTCGCACAATCAACATCACTGCCGTAACCGGCGCACAAGACAATACAACAACTGCTGGTGTATTCGATCTTGACACCGATTCAAACGGCCGTTGGTCTGTTGAAAAGTTCAAGGGTCTTATGTTCCAACTAGAACGCGAAGCTAACTACATTGCTCGTACAACCCGCCGTGGTAAGGGCAACATTGTTATCTGCTCTTCAGATGTTGCTTCTGCTCTTCAAATGGCCGGTGTTCTTGACTACGCTCCTGCCCTGAACTCAAACAACTTGCAAGTTGACGATACAGGCAATACTTTTGCTGGTGTTCTCAATGGTCGCCTAAAGGTTTATATCGACCCATATGCTCTCGGTGGTAACTATCTGACCGTTGGTTATAAGGGTTCATCTGCCTTTGATGCCGGTCTGTTCTATTGCCCATATGTTCCACTACAAATGGTAAGAGCTAATGATCAGTCAACATTCCAACCAAAGATTGGCTTCAAGACACGTTATGGTATGGTTGCCAACCCATTCGCTCAAGGTGGTACTGTTGGTTCGGGCGCTCTGACATTCAATACTAACTTCTACTACCGTCGTGTGGTTGTTAACAACCTCATGTAATAACGAGACTGGATCCAACCAGTCCAACTAGAAAAGGGAGCTTCGGCTCCCTTTTTTTATGTTTAATAAATAGATAGGTATTTTGGGAGTGTATTATGACTGCAATTGATAATTCAATAGCCAATGGAAATTTTCTTTCACCGCTCAATTTTAAATTTCAATTGAAGCGTGCTCCACATATTAACTTTTTTATTCAGACAGTTAATATACCTGGGCTTTCATTACAAGCAATTGATGTAAATAATCCATTAATTCGCGTACCATATGCTGGCGATCACTTGATGTATGATGAACTTGATATTTCGTTTAGAGTCGATGAAGATCTTCAGAATTATATGGAAATGCATGAATGGATTCGCGCACATGGTAAACGTAGTTTTGAAGAATTTGCTGCATTAAAAAATCAACCAAAATATTCAGGTGAAGGTTTATACTCTGATATTGTTCTGACGATTTTAAAAAGCAATAAAAATCCAAATTATAGCATAGTATTTCAAGATGCATTCCCTATTTCACTATCAGGCATTGATTTTAATACAACTTTAGAGGATGTTAATTATCTAGAAGCATCAGCAAAGTTTAGATATACTGCTTACGATATTACTAAAGTCACCTAAGTTATTAAAAAGAAATATTTTGGTTGACATCTTATTAAAAGTAAGATATATTACTAGTAATAATTGATAGGTGTTGTTATGAAATTTGAAGACATATTTGAAGAATGGAAAAAAGACAGTGACATTGATAGGACCGAATTGGGTCTAGAGAGTCTTAAAATCCCCAAACTTCACCATAAGTATTATACATATCTAGTTACCGAAAAAACAATACTAAGAAAACAAGAATCTCAATTTAAACAACTTAAACTTGCAAAGTATGAATTCTTTACACAAGGTCATACGGAAGAAACAAAGACTTTAGGGTGGGAATTACCACCTAGGGGTATAATATTAAAACCCGATATTCCAATGTATATAGAAGCTGATAAAGACATTGTAGAACTTTCACTAAAGATTGGCGGACAACAAGAAAAAGTTGAATTTTTAGAATCAATTATTAAGTCATTTCAGACAAGAGGCTACATCATAAAGAATGCTATTGATTTTGTGAAGTTTACAATGGGTGGATAATGGAAATAGTTACAATAAAATATTACGATGAAACTTATATCAAAGTAGATTGTGAACCATCTACAGCAATGGAAATATCAGAGTATTTCACGTTTGATGTTCCAGGCGCTAAGTTTAGTCCTGCATATAAGAACAGAGTCTGGGATGGCAAAATTAGATTATTCAACCCCATGGCTTGTTTACTCTATGCAGGTCTCAAAGATCAACTTATAACTTTTTGTAATAGTAGACAATATACAATAGAATTTGATGGACCATTTGGTGATACCGAATTTTCATTATATGAAGCCAATCAATTTATAGAAAAACTACAAACCAAATACCCACCAAGAGAATATCAAGTCGAAGCATTTATGCATGCCGTAAGAAAACGTAGAGGTGTTTTATTATCACCTACCGGATCCGGCAAATCACTCATCATCTATATGCTTTCTTGTTTTTATAGATCAAAAACACTTATTATTGTCCCGACCACTTCACTTGTTCATCAGATGGCATCTGACTTTGAAGACTATGGATTACCTAAAGGAATGATCCATAAGATCATGTCTGGCCAGGAGAAACAAACGGATCAGCCATTTGTAATTTCAACATGGCAATCAATTTTTAAATTACCTAAGCAATGGTTTCAACAGTTTGATGTAGTCATCGGTGATGAAGCACACTTATTTAAAGCTAAATCACTGACCTCAATATTAACAAAACTAAATCAATGTAAATATAGATTTGGTTTTACCGGTACACTTGATGGTACACAAACACATAAATTAGTACTAGAAGGTTTATTTGGACCTGTTCGTAAGATCACTACAACTGCTGAACTTATGGAACAAAAACATCTAGCGGAATTGACTATTAAAGCTTTAGTACTTAAATATCCTGATGATATTAGAAAACTTATGACTGGCGCCGATTATCAAGCAGAAATGGATTTCCTGGTAAAACACACACCTAGAAATAAGTTTATCAAAAATCTAGCATTATCACTTACTGGTAATACATTATTATTGTTCCAATATGTTGATAAACATGGTAAAGTATTATTTGATATGATTTCCCAAGAAGTTGTTGATCGTAAAGTATTTTTTATATCGGGATCCGTGGATGGAGAGAAACGTGAAGAGATTCGTAAGATTATTGAAACAGAAGAGAATGCTATTGTGGTTGCTAGCTATGGAACTAGCTCCACAGGTATCAACATTCGTAATTTGTCTAATGTTTTATTTGCTAGTCCTTCAAAATCTAGGGTAAGAAATCTGCAGTCTATTGGTCGTGGTCTCCGTTTGTCTGATACAAAGTCTACCGCCACACTATATGATATTGCCGATGATTTATCGTGGAAAACCAAAAAGAATCATACAATACTTCACTTCATTGAACGTATTAGAATATACAATGAAGAGAAATTTAAATACAAAACCTACAATATAGACCTATAATTATTGTTTCCTCACTACTGATTATATACACATTTGAAAAAATGTCAACCAAAAAAATGGAGATATACCTTGGCACGTAATTATGTTAATAACCGTGATTTTTATGAAGCTATTAAAATGTATAAGGAAAAGATTGCTATTAATCCTGATACTAAAATTCCAGATTATATTGGTATGTGCATATTAAAGATTTGTGAGCGCTTGTCCACAAAACCAAATTTTATTGGTTATTCATTCCGTGATGAGATGATTGCTGATGGTGTTGAAAATTGTATTCATTCGGTTTTACTTTTTAATATCGAACGATCTGATAATCCGTTTGCTTATTTTACACAAATTGCATGGAATGCATTCTTGCGCCGAATTGCTAAGGAAAAGAAAGAGCAATATATAAAGTATAAGAATATGCAAAATTCATTTCTCCAAAGTGATTATCTTGATGAATCTCTTTATGGTGATAGTGGTGGTGTTATCCATACAAAGAATAATGATGTTGCAAATGAAATTATTGGTTCTTTTGAAAAAAAGATGTTGACAAAACCTAAGAAAGTTGTTAAAATAGGTCTTGAAAAGTTCTGTGAAGGAGCACAAATGAATGGAAATGAAACACAAGTATCTAGTCCCACAATCAGTAATTGATTGTGCTGAGGCTATGTTGAATGAAAAGAATTTAAATGTTCGTAGTACATATGAACAAAGACTTGAAGCCACACTTAAGTATTGTGAAAATGCTTTAAAACAAAATCAGCTCACACCTAAAAGAATGCGTTGAATGAAAGTTGCTGTGATCGCTGACACTCATTGGGGTGTCAGAAATGATAATGTTGCATTTATGAATATGTCAAAGAATTTTCTTGATAACATATTCTTTCCTGAACTAGAAAAACAAAATATTAAAACTGTCATCCATTTAGGTGATTTAGTCGATCGTCGCAAGCATATAAGTTATCTTACGGCGAGTCGACTTCGTGCTGATTTCCTTGAACCACTTGCAATTAAAGGTATTGAACTTATACCTATTGCCGGTAATCATGATGTATATTTTAAGAATACAAATCAAGTAAATGCTTTGACTGAATTGATTGAAGGTAAGTATGGAAATTGTAATAAACTCCATATTGATCCTTCAGAAATTATTCTTGATAATAAAAAGATCCTATTGCTTCCATGGATTTGCGCCGATAATCGTGAGCAGAGTATGCGAATGATTAAGGAATCCAAGGCACAATATTGTATGGGTCATTTAGAACTTGCTGGTTTTGAAATGTATAAAGGGAGTATTAATACACATGGCGACGATCGTACAAACTTTGATAAATTTTCTCTCACGCTGTCTGGCCATTATCACCATCGTTCTTTTGATGGCACCATTTGTTATACTGGTTCCCATGGTCAGTTTACTTGGTCTGATTACGGTGATGCTCGCGGCTTCCATATTTTGGATCTCGGAAAAAATGGATTAGAATTTATTAAAAATCCATATGAGATGTTTGGTAAGGTCTGGTATGATGATACCGATAAGGATCTTAACGAACTTTTAAATTATGATTTTAGTCAATTTACAAATAAGTTTGTAAAGCTAATTGTAACCAAGAAGAATAATCCATATTGGTTTGATTTGTTTTGTGAAAAGCTAGAAAAAGCAACCCCCATTGATTTTCAGATAGTCGAAGATCATAAGAATTTGATAATGGAAGATGAAAATATAATAAATGAAGCAGAATCTACTATTGATATTTTCAAGCGTCACATCGATCAAATCGGGTCATCAAATGTTAATAAAAATAAGTTGACCAACGTCATAACCGATTTGTATACTCAAGCACTTTCAATCGAATAGGATTACTATGTCAATAGTATTTTCAAAACTTAGATGGAAGAATTTTCTTTCAACAGGTAATCAGTATACTGAAATTGATTTATCCACTAGTGGAACAACTCTTATCGTTGGCCAAAATGGTGCTGGTAAATCAACCTGTCTTGATGCATTAACTTTTGCATTATTTGGTAAGCCATTTCGTAATATTAATAAGCCACAACTTATTAATTCAATTACAAAAAAGGATATGATTGTTGAGATTGAATTCAATATAGGTTCAAACTCATACAAGGTAATTCGAGGTGTCAAACCAACTGTATTTGAAGTATATTGCAATAATACACTTCTAAATCAGTCTGCTGAAATGCGTGATTATCAAGAAATACTTGAGAAACAAATTCTTCGTATTAACTACAAGTCTTTTTGTCAAGTAGTTATTCTTGGTAGTGCTTCATTTGTTCCATTTATGCAATTGCCAGCTGGTCAGCGCAGAGGAATTATTGAAGACCTTTTGGATCTTCAAGTATTCACTACCATGAATACTCTACTAAAAGAAAAGATTCAAACAAATAACGATGATATATTACAGAATAGTAATGACCAAAAGTTAGTCAAAGAAAAAATAAAGATGCTCAAAGGGCATCTACAAGATCTTCAGAATCGAAATGAGGAATTTGTAAAAAGAAAACAAGAACAACTAACTTCGATTGAACATAGTATACTTTCATCATACAATCAACAAACTAAATTTATTGAGGAAGCTGGATTATCATTTTCTTATGCTATTGATGAAAAAACTAAGCTTTTTAAGAAGCTAAATCAATATGAACTACTTCTTATTCAAATGAGAGGTAAAATAGAAATTATATCAAAGGAGATTAAGTTTTTTAATAACTCAGATAATTGTCCGACATGTACACAACAAATTGACAAAACTTTTAGTTGTGATATAGTATCCACAAAGGAACAAGAAATATCAGAACTGAATGAAGGTATTTCAAAGTTATTAACTATTAAAGAATCTGTTGGAGAAAAATATAATAAAGTTTTATCTGATGAAGCAGAATATAAGAGATTAATGAATGAAGCTTCAAATGAAAAACTAAGTATTAAAATTTTTACTCAACAAAAAGAACAAATAATCAATGAAATCAACAGTGTTGTTTCGGAGGTGAAAGAAACATCCGACTATAAAATTTCAGATTTGGAAGCAGAACTGACATCTTTGAGTGAAAAGTATAATGAACTTCAAGACGATAAGTTGACTCTAGGTGCTGCGTCTGTAATGCTTAAGGATGGTGGCATTAAGACCAAAATCATTAATCAATACATACCGATTATCAATAAGCTAATTAATAAGTACTTATCTGAATTTGATCTGTTCGTTGAATTTGAACTTGATGAACAATTTAATGAAAAGATCAAGTCTAGATATAGAGATGAATTTAGTTATTCATCATTTAGTGAAGGTGAAAAGCAAAAGATTGATCTCGCTATTCTTTTTACATGGAGAGCAGTTGCCAAACTTCGTAATTCATTGAATACTAACTTACTTATTCTTGATGAAATATTTGACTCGAGTCTTGATGGTAATGCCGCTGACGATCTTTTAAAGATTCTTCAGAATATAAGTCAGGATTCAAATATCTTTATTATTTCTCATAGAGAAAATCTCCATGACAAATTTGAGAATGTTATTAAATTTATAAAACATAAAAACTTTTCAAGGATTTCAGAATGAAATTAGTTGATTATAAAGATCCTGTTTTAAAAGAAGTTTCAGAAAAGTTCGACTTTTCTAATCCACCTTTTGAACCTATTGAGTTTGCACAAGAACTTGTAAAATTTATGTATGATAACAATGGTATATGTGTAAGTGCACCACAAGTTGGTATACCATATAGGATATTTGCTATGCGTGGACTACCTGAGAACTTTGTTTGTTATAATCCAAAGATTGTAATGCCAGGCGAAGAAGAAATTCGTATGGAAGAAATATCGTTGACATATCCGGGATTATGTGTTAAAATAAAAAGGCCAAGGCATTGCAAAGTTCGTTTTGCTACGCCCAATGGTGAAATTAGAACGGAAACATATACGGGTATGACCGCTCGTGCATTTTTTCATTGTATGGATTTCCTTGACGGTGAAGTTTTCTATACAAAAGCAAATCCAATCCACCGTCAACAAGCTTTTAAGAAATGGAAACGATGAATATTTTCTATCTGTCTACCGATGCACGCCAAGCGGCTCAATGGATGGTTGATAAACATGTTGTTAAAATGATTTTGGAATCGGCACAATTGCTGTCCACCGCACATCGTGTATTGGATGGTATTGAATCGGTTGGTAAATCACCAACTGGTCGTAAACAAAAGACCTGGACTCTTGGTGATGCTCGTGACTCTGTACTATATAAAGCTACCCATATTAATCACCCGTCTGCAATCTGGACTCGCAAGTCGGTTGAAAACTATAACTGGCTAGTAGATCATTTTTATGCACTTGGTGACGAATATACATATCGTTATGGTAAGACTCATAAATCTTTTACCGGTGATTTGGCTTATATGCTTCAGTCGCCGCCAAAGAACCTGACCGAATATGATATGACAGTTATGCCATCTGCAATGGCCGATGAATTTGTTGTGGATGAAGATCCTATTATTAATTACCGTAATTACTACAAGATCGGGAAAGCAAGAATGCATTCCTGGAAAAACCGTCAACCACCTGAATGGATTATCTAAATATGACATACGAAATTACAGAATCAGAAATTACCGTTATCCGTAATATTCAAGACAAGCTTTACGGACAAGCAAGTGCTATGGGTTGGCATGATAAGCCCCGTGAAATCGGGACTTTTATTGCTCTAGCTCATTCGGAACTTTCCGAAGCACTTGAAGGCGCTCGTAAGGATCTTATGGATGACCACTTGACAAATAGATCAATGCTTGAAGTGGAACTTGCTGATTGTATTATCCGCATTCTCGACATGGCTGGTCATTATAAGTTGGATGTTGCAGGTGCTCTGGCAGAAAAGCATCAATATAATGCTAATCGTGCAGATCATAAGCGTGAAAATCGTGCCGCAGCTGGTGGTAAGAAATTCTAAATAACATTTGGGAGATAACCTAATGACAATAGAAGTACGGGATACCTCCCAAGACTATGATGATATGGTTTCCTATAAAGCCAAAGAAAATATTCGGACTGATTTGTCTGTATTCTTTGGTGAGGAAACCGATCAAAAGCCAATTGTTCCACCCAAGAAAATTGATCCAGATTTTCCTGAACAATGGCAATCTTTATTTGTAAATTTTAGATCACATGATGATTTTGTCAAGTTCATGAAATTGATTGATGAAGTCCCATCACCTAAAACTAAAGATCTTATTTTTAAAGCAAATAAAGATAATGGTATTTTGAATTTTTTTGGAGATTAAAATGAATCTACATAAAACGATCGAAGATTTGGAAACGGATTGGCGAAATCCGTATGCACAATGGTATGCAGCAGGTATGCCAGCATTTGTTACTAAAAATCTTGAGCCGTGGAAACAAATTTCAATTAAATTTCCTACCATGGAAGATCGTAAGAAATTTGCTGAAATCACCGGTTATTCTTTGACAGAAAAGACAAATGTTATTTGGTATCCCGATAAGGGCCGTGAGCGAAACAATATGAATAGAGTTATTGAAGATGAGTAAAGCAAGCCGTTATCCGATTTACATTATCAGTAAAGGTCGATGGGATTCTAGATATACTAGTAAAGCCCTAGAGCGTATGGGTGTTCCATATTATATTGCGGTTGAACCTCAAGAATATGATAATTATGCCGCTGTAATTGATCCAAAGAAAGTACTTACTTTACCTTTCAGTAATCATGGTAAAGGTTCAGGCCCTGCCCGTAACTGGTGCTGGGAACACTCACAAGCAAATGGATTTAAGCGTCACTGGCTTATGGATGATAATATCTATGAGTTTTGGCGCTTTCACCAGAATAAGCGTTATCGTGTGGAGAAAGGTTCTGGTATCTTTAGAGCAACCGAAGATTTTGTGGATCGGTATGAAAATATTGCCCTAGCAGGTCTCCAATATAAGTTTTTCTGTGTGGATGATTATCCATACCCACCGTATATTCTTAACACTCGTATCATGTCATGTTTCTTAATTGACAATGATTGTCCACATAAGTGGCGTGGTCGCTATAATGAAGACGTTGATTTGTCCATCCGTGTTCTCAAGGAAGGCCTTTGCACCATGTTATTCTATGCTTTCCTTTGTGGTAAAGCAAGAACTGGTACTGTTAAGGGTGGTAATACATCGGAAGTTTATAATAACTATGCTGAAGATGCTTCATTAAAGAAGTCACAAATGCTTGTTGAGATGCATCCAGATGTAGTTACTCTTGACCAGCGCTACGGTCGAGTGCATCATCATGTCGACCTTAATGCTATTATTAATAAGAATGGTCAACCTGCTAGAGATAATCGACCAATCCTGAAAAAAGATGTTGACATTTTCAACAAAGTGGATAATTATGGTATGAGACTTATTCGTGAATGGGACACACCTGAAGCGTATGAAGATCTGGAATATTCCAGTGATGTATATCCACAAGGACGGAAAAATTATTAATGGCTAAAATTTTAATTACCGGTGGGGCAGGCTTCATCGGTTTTCATCTTGCGCAAAAACTTATTAATAATGAAGATACCATTCATATTATTGATAATTTTAATGATTATTATGATGTCGAGTTGAAGCATGCTCGTGCAAAAATCCTATTTGATACTAACAAGGTTGAAATTTTTGGTCATGATCTGAACGACTCTAAGGTCTTACAGAAATATTTTATTACAAATAGGCCTGATATTGTAATCCATCTTGCTGCTCATGCTGGTGTCCGACATTCACTTGACCATACGATGGATTATATTCAAAATAATATTGTAGCGACTCAAAATCTTATCGCTATGTGTGAGATTTATGGTGTAAAGAAAGTAATTTATGCTTCAACTTCATGTGTTATGGCAGGTAATCCATTACCGTGGCGTGAAGATGTTGCAGTTGGTCATCAATTAAATCCATATGGATATACCAAGCGCACAAATGAATGTCAGTTTATGACTTCTAAGATTCCAAATACTATTGGTCTTAGGTTCTTTACTGTTTATGGACCATACGGTCGACCCGACATGGCTCTATTTCAGTTTGCAAATGCGGCCGTCACTGGTGCACCAATCAATGTTTTTAACTATGGTGACATGAAGCGTGACTTTACCTATGTAGATGATATCATCAATGGCATTATTATTGTTCTAGATCGCATTATATGTATTGACAAACCATTGGATGAGATATATAATATAGGGAGAGGTGAACAAATCCAACTTATGGATTTTATCTCCGAGATCGAAACTAATTTTGATCGAATTATTACCAAGAATTTTGTCCCAAAGCACCCTGCCGATACATTGGAGACTTGGTCCGATACGACCAAGTTACAGGCTCTTGGATGGAAACCTTCGGTTTCTGTTCCTGAAGGTGTTGCAAAATTCTGTGAATGGTATAAATCATATTATGGGGTAAATTGAATGAAAATTGCTATTATTGGACATGGATTTGTTGGAAAGGCCGTTGATTATGGCTTTCCCGATATTATGTGTGAAAAGTTTATTTTTGATCCACTGCTTAATAACCCAGTCGAAAATATATCCTCAGTCGATAATATAGATTTTTCATTCGTCTGTGTCCCCACCCCTATGGGTATTAATGGCAGTATTGATTCTTCTATTATTGAAAATGTTTTGGCCGTATTAAAGAAAAATACAAGTGGAACAATTATCATTAAATCTACAATCACTCCTGATATTATCAGTAAAATTTTCCGAGGACCTCACCGCGATCGAATTGTTTATAACCCGGAGTTTTTAACCGAAAAAAGTGCCAATGAGGATTTTGTAAATCCTTTCATGCATATTTTTGGTGGTAATCCGGACTATACTAGTAAGGTTGAGGAATTATATAAGTATTATAGTCTTTGCAAGCCTTGTCCAGTATATCATATGTCTGCGGTGGATGCCAGTTTTGTCAAGTATGGTGTTAATAGTTATCTGGCATCTAAGGTTCTTTGGTTTAATCAATTCTATGATATTGTTAATTCCGAGGGTGCAAATTTCGGTAAGGTAATCAGTGCTATTACTGCTGATTCACGTGTGGGTAGATCACATACAACTGTCCCTGGCTTTGATGGAAAGAGAGGCTTTGGTGGTGCATGTTTCCCTAAAGACACCATGGCATTCCTGAATTATTCTAAGAAGAATAAGCAAAATTTTTCTGTCCTGGAGACTGTTATTAGGGAAAATAATAACTATCGTAAGGGGTATGAAAAGGATACTAGGGAAATTGAACAGAATATTAATTTTGATATGGGAGTAACTAATGCCACCTGAAAAATTTTTGTTTAAGTATAACGAAGGTCAAATACTAGACGAGCTATATGCATATATAATGAAGACATATGGAAGTCATTACGGAGATAGAGTCCAAGCACAAGATCTGATAATTTCATCTGGTCACGCCGAAGGTTTCTATATTGGAAATGTTATTAAGTATGCTTCTCGCTATGGAAAAAAGAATGGTAAAAATAAAGATGATCTGATGAAGGTTCTTCACTATACTGTTCTTGCTCTAAATTATCACTACATTGAAAATGAAAATAAGGAAAATTAATCATGGAAATCTCGATTCAAATTGAAGAACTTCGTAAGCGTAAGATCTTTTTGGCAACCCCTATGTATGGTGGTCAATGTGCAGGTATGTTTGCTAAGTCTGTTGCTGACTTGACATCTCTTTGTACATCTAATGGTATTGAACTACGTTCATATTTTTTGTTTAATGAATCTCTTATCACTCGTGCACGCAATTATTGCGTAGATGAGTTTATGCGGTCCGATTGTACCCACATGATGTTTATTGACTCGGATATCGGATTTGATCCTCGTGATGTTCTTGCAATGCTTGCACTCCAAAGTGATGATTCTGAATATGATGTTCTTGCAGGGCCTTATCCTAAGAAGTGCATCAGTTGGGAAAAGATCAAGCTTGCTGTCGACAAGGGTATTGCTGACGAAGATCCCAATGTTCTTGAAAAGTTTGTTGGTGATTATGTTTTTAATCCAAAGGGCGGTGGTGGAAACATCCGTATTGATATCCCGGTAGAAGTATCTGAAATTGGTACCGGATTTATGATGACTCGCCGTTCCGCTTTTGAAAAGTTTGAAAAGGCATTCCCTCATTATAGTTATAAGCCAGATCATGTTCGCACTGAACAGTTTGATGGTTCTCGTGAAATCATGCAATACTTCCAGGCTGAAATTGATCCTGCCTCTAAGCGCTATCTTTCGGAAGACTATTGGTTCTGTCAGAAACTTATTGAAATCGGTGGTAAGGTTTGGTATTGCCCATGGATGAAGCTCCAACACGTTGGTAGTTATATCTTTGGTGGATCATTGATTGATCTAGCTTCTATCGGTGCACCTGCTACCGCTGACCCTGGTCTATTGAAGAAGACCAAGAAGTAATTTTTATATTTTATAATGGAGAATGTGAATGAAGATTAATAATAAGACCCTGAATATTCTTAAGAACTTTGCAACTATTAATCCCTCAATTATTGTAAAGCCTGGAAATATTCTAAAGACAATCTCCTCGAGCAAGACCATTCTTGCTCGGGCTGAGGTTCCCGATACATTTGAATACCCATTTGCAATTTACAATCTGTCTCAGTTTATTGGTTGTATTTCAATGTTTACGGATCCGGATCTTGACTTTGATGAAAGTTCTGTGACCATCAGCGATGGGAAGAATAAGATCGTATATCACTATGCTGATTCCTCGATCATTCTTGCGCCACCTGATAAAGATATTAATATTCCATCGGTTGATGCAGAATTTAAGATTTCAGCAACTGATATTCCTAGTGTTGCCAAGGCACTCAGTATTCTTGAACTTACTGAAATTGCATTTGTCGGCGATGGTGATAATATCCTTATTCAAGCTATTGACAGTAAAAACCCATCCTCAAATCAATATAGTGTAAAGGTTGGTGCTACCGATAAGGTTTTTAAGGCTATTTTCAAGCCTGATAATCTTAAGATGGTTCCTGATGACTATGTTGTCACACTTTCTTCTAAGGGCCTTTCAAAGTTTGTTGGTACTGAGGCTACATACTACGTAGCTATTGAGGCAACAAGCACTTTTTGATTTACAATATAGTATTATTGGTGTATAATAGGGTAGGGTGTATAACTCTACCCTTTTTTATGATGGAGAATTTAAATGCTTGAGCAATTTTTGTGGGTGGAAAAGTATCGTCCAAAGAAGATTAGTGATACTATTCTTCCGATCGAACTAAAGAAAACGTTTCAGCAATTTGTAGATCAAAAGAATATTCCAAATCTACTCCTCACCGGTTCGGCAGGTGTTGGTAAGACTACCGTAGCTAAGGCCATGCTCGAAGAACTTGGTTGTGATTATATTGTCATTAACGGCTCGATGAATGGTAACATCGATACGCTTCGTAATGAAATCCAAAACTTTGCTTCTACCGTATCGTTCGCTGGTGGTCGTAAATATGTAATTCTTGATGAGGCGGATTATCTAAATCCTAACTCTACACAACCTGCTCTCCGTAATTTTATGGAAGAGTTCAGTCGTAATTGTGGGTTTATTCTTACATGTAATTATAAGAATCGAATCATTGCACCTCTACATTCCAGATGTTCGGTCGTTGATTTTAGTATTCCTAAGGATTGTAAGCCCAAGTTGGCATCGCAATTCTTTAAGCGTGTAATTGGTATTCTTGATTCCGAAAAAATTTCATACGATCAAGCCGTTGTTGCAAATGTTATCCAAAAGCACTTTCCCGACTGGAGGCGTGTGCTTAATGAATTGCAGCGCTATAGTGCTATCGGTTCTATTGACTCAGGTATTCTGACCAATTTCCAGGACCTATCAGTCAAGCAAATCTTTGATGCATGCAAGAAGAAGGATTTTGATGGAGTTCGGAAATGGGTTCATGATAATAGTGATCAAGATCAGGTTGCCGTATTTCGTTCGGTCTACGAAAATTCATTTGAATATGTTTCAAAGAAGTCTATCCCTGAACTGATTGTTATTATTGCTGATTATCAATACAAAGCGGCATTTGTGGTCAACCATGAAATTAATATGTTGGCATTCTTTGTAGAACTCATGATGCGTCTGGAGTGGCAATAATGGCTGTTAAGCCCAAGCGTGGTAAACAAGCCGAAAAGGTAGATCCTAATTCTATATCTACCATTTTCGGCAGGGTAGTGAAACACGAAGAGAAGGAAGAAAAGGGCGCCAACATTAATCCATTTTCGTTTATCAACGATATTAATTTTGGTAAAGAATATATCTACAGCGATGAAACAAAGTCATCGTTTGAGCCCTATATCGTCACCAAGGCCATGTCTATCTTTCCAGACACTCTTTCTGATGCTATCTTTTTAAACTCAAATTTTCATCTCGATGAAAAGATGCAACATGACTACCTATTCTATAAGGTAGCCAAGCGCAAGAGATTCAAAAAGGATGCATGGTTTAAAAAGACAGAGGATGAAAAAAAGGAATTAAAAATCCTCAAGGATATTGGTAAAATCATTAATTATAATCTAAATGAAACAAAACGATTCTGGAATATGCTTACAGAAGTACAAAGGAAAGACTTCCTGGAACAATATGTCTATCCAGACTCAAAGAATAAAACTAAATAAATAAAGGAAAATAATAATGAGGTACTGCTGTTATGTCTATAATGGAAACATTCCTGGAAGTGAAACTTGCTGAGGAAGAAGATTTCTTAAAAATTAAAGAAACTCTTACTCGTATTGGTATAGCTTCCCATAAAGAGAAGAAGCTATACCAATCTTGTCATATTTTGCATAATCGCGGTAGATATTTCATAGTTCATTTTAAAGAACTATTTCTACTTGATGGTAAAGAATCTGATTTTACTGAAGATGATATTGGTCGTCGTAATACCATAGCAAGTCTTGTAGAGCAGTGGGGTTTATTCCGAATCGTTGACTATAAACGATTTGAGGAACCAAAAACACCTCTAAATAAGATTAAGGTTCTACCTTTTAAAGATAAAGATGAATGGACTCTTGTATCCAAATATACGGTGGGCAAGAAAAAGCGATAAGGATATATTTTGTAATGTTTAAGTGGTTATTTAAGCCTAAAGAAGTGAAAATTATTATACGCGATAGAGAACTTCAAAGACTAACAGATCTTCTATTCCCACCTCTCGAGCGAATTGAACGTGACGGTGATCTTTACCAGGTGGATTATTCAGTCGATATGAACCTGGATTCAGCACTTCAAGATCTTAAGGATGGTTCAAACGACAAAACCACCCAAGAGACCATCTCAAGGGTGTTGGATCGACTGATTGAAGCTAGAAAAATACTAAATGCTTATCCGGTGTTAGATGAGAATACCAAGTTTCTCATCGTGGATAATCTACCTAACGAAAAAGAAAGAGAGATTAATCCTTCTCGGGACTAACCTTCTCTTTACTTCGCTTATAAATCTTTTTAGACTCGACGACTCGTTTTCTGAACAAAGGTGTGTGCAGAGCCCGAGCAATTGGATTCCGCTTTTTGGGAACCGGGCGCTTTTGCATAACTTTTCTCCTTCTTATGTTTATTAAAACCAAGATAAAGTTCTGATTCCATACCGTGAGCCTCAACCTCCCATGGCCAGGTGAAATAACCCCCATCATTTTTTGAGTGATGGATATTATGCCAGGAACACACAGAAGAGTCTCTTAGGTAATCTTTAAGTTGACCTAGCGCATATTGTTTCACATGGACCATCTCATGCGCTAGCGCCAGCAAAGTCCGTTTTTTACCCATATCACCATCAATGCGGATCGTAAACTCACGTGGTCGGATATTAATATCTTCCCACACACAATCCGCATCAATTTTATCTTTACGAACAAGTCCTTTCACAACCACAACTCGGATTTCGATATTCCTCAGCAGTCGTTTGCTCATCATGGTTTCCCCATAATGGACCAGCGACTCAAAGATCATATTCGGATCAACCTTTGACGGCCGATCAATGAGTGTGATATGCATTAAAACTTATTCTTAGAAATATGATTCTTAGCATCCTTTTGAGTCTTAAAGTAAAGGATCGAACCATCACGGGCCCGGAGGTTATTTTGCATGGTGGAATCCCACACAAAGAATTCACGGGTCAATGTGGATTCCATGACCTGGAAACGATTTTTGATCAGTTCCGAGACATAGTATCCTGGCAAGTTAATCTGAAGTATGACTGTCATATATCTATCCTCAATTTATAAGTTATTATAACAAACTTTCGGGGTAAAGTCAACAAAAGTTTTGTTAACATTTTGTAATCCGATTCGACGATTTTTTGGTTGACATACCCCTCGAAATGGGATATATTACATATATAAACAAGGGAATACCTAAATATGCTAACAGTCACTATCGATGTAGAACAAGCCGATAAAATTGTTATTTCACATTTGACCAATACTGTTGGTGTTCTTATTGATATTATTGAGTTGAATAACAAGAATCCGAATGAAGACACCAATTCATATAATCAAGAATTGATGAATGAGATTCAATCCATCAATAAAGTTATTGAATATTTTGGTGGAACTAAGGTTAAGGTACCTTTTAGCTAATAAGTTTTGCGGGCTTGGTGAAATGGTAGACACAAGAGACTTAAAATCTCTCGGCTAAAAGCTGTACCGGTTCGAGTCCGGTAGCCCGCACCAACTACCTAAGATTAAAAATTACTAAATGTTAATACTTTTTTGGTTGACAGACATTCAAATCTATGGTATAATCCACATATAAACAAATTGAGGATCCTTAGTTCAGCGGTAGAACACCGGACTTTTAATCCGTATGCCCTGGGTTCAAATCCCAGAGGATCCTCCATTTGTTTGACCTTTATTATGAAAGATATATATTATGTCGGAAGATTATAGGATTCAATTTTTGGATAATTCAGGTTGGCGTACTTGTGTTACCTTTACTTCCCGAGCCGATGGTGCTATGGTAATGAGGGAAATGCAACAAGCCCAGGTGTATTATCCGGAATACCGAATTCGATGTGTTGACCACAATGATCGACTGATTGATATGCTATAAATAAGTCTGTGTCGGTGAAGTGTTATGGTAGCACGTAAGTCTCCAAAACTTGAGGCGAGGGTTCGACTCCTTCCACCGATGCCAATAAGTTTAGGGCCAGTCTTCTAATTGGACTAGGAATCCAGATTTTCAATCTGTTCAATGCGGGTTCGAGTCCCGTCTGGCCTACCAAGTTTTCTGTTGTTTGACAATTTGAATGTATAAATAAGAACGGGTAGCTCAGAGGAAGAGCGGATGCCTCTTAAGCATCGGGTCGAGATTTCGAAATTCTCCCTGTTCATATTTGGATCCTTGGTCGAGTGGCTTAGGCAGAGGTCTGCAAAACCTTTTACAGTGGTTCAATTCCACTAGGATCCTCCAGAGTTTTGGTTAGTAGCTCAATGGTAGAGCAGGTGACTGTTAATCACCCGGTTACAGGTTCGAGTCCTGTCTAGCCAGCCAGGTCGCACAAAAACTGTTCCTATCCGGTTTTGTGCATTTTGTAGATAGGATACGCTCTTACTGTCTGGGGGTAAGAGAAGAGATAAACTTGCTATTGAAATCAATGGTGGGTTAGCCCAGACCAAATTTGCTTCCTTAGCTCAGCTGGTAGAGCATTCGGTTGATAACCGAAAGGTCGATGGGTCGGGACCATCAGGAAGCACCAAGTTTGCCGGATTAGCACAGCGGTAGTGCAATCGCCTTGTAAGCGATAGGTCGGGAGTTCAATCCTCTCATCCGGCACCATATTTTGGACGTGACATCGGGTGATGACAAGGGCCTTATATTCCCTTTGCAGCTGATTACTGCTTGGATAGGATTCGAATTCCTACACGTCTACCAAACTCAAAGACTACCAGGATTAAATGGGCTCTCCTGGTTCAAGATGACTGCTAGTAAAACTGATAACCCCACCCATGGTTTGCAGGGCTCTGGTCTTTGATACTTTTTGCGGGATTAGTATAATGGTATTATCACAGCCTTCCAAGCTGAGGACAGGGGTTCGATTCCCCTATCCCGCTCCATTATTAAGTGTTAGACATGCGTAATGACCTACGGCTGGTCATCCCGGGAAACTGGGTTGCATCTTTGATTTGGGAAGAATCCGGATTCGACCCAAAATATCAATGATGTGGGTTCGAATCCCGCTAACACTTAACATTATTATAGCAGAGAGGATTGGTATCCCATCTAGGCTCATAACCTAGACCACGGTTGTTCGATTCAACCCTCTGTTACCACTATGGCGCTAGAACAGGTGTTCCGGTCGATCTCATAAGTCGACTTGTGTTGGATCGTTACCAACTAGCGCCTTATAAATAAGTTACTAATATGGATAGGTGGCCGAGTGGTTGAAGGCTCTAGTCTTGAAAACTAGCGAGGGTTAAGAGCCCTCCGTGGGTTCGAATCCCACCCTATCCTCCAGTTTATTTGGAATGGTGGCCGAGTGGTTTAAGGCTGCGGTTTACTAAACCGCCGAGGGTTTATCCCCTCCGTGGGTTCGAATCCCACCTATTCCTCCAGTTTTATAAAAAGGATATAAAACATGTCTGGTTACTCTATTGATGTCTTTAAAAAAGCGGCATTTAATCATGAACTAGATAATGTATTATCATCTGAAGAACTAAAACAAAAGTTAGGATCCAACCACACTATATTGGTTTCCTATCTTAAAGAACGTGTTAAAGAGATAGATAAACAATACAGTTAACAGGGAATAGCTCAATCTGGTAGAGCGCTGCGTTTGGGACGCAAAGGTTGCAGGTTCGATTCCTGTTTCCCTGACCATTTTGGGAGGTTAGCTCAGTTGGTAGAGCGTCACGTTTACACCGTGAATGTCATCGGTTCAAACCCGGTACCTCCTACCATTTTTATTGCCTGATAGTTTAACGGTAGAACGCCGGTTTTTGGTGCCGGCTGTGTTGGTTCAAATCCAGCTCGGGCATCCATTTTAGCCACCTTGGTATAGCTGGTGCGTACATACGCCTGAAGAGCGTGGGGACTCTGTTCAATTCAGAGAGGTGGCACCATTTTGTTGCATTAGCTCAACTGGATAGAGCATCAGCCTACGAAGCTGAGGGTTAGGAGTTCAACTCTCTTATGCAACACCATTTACGCGCGTGTGACGGAATTGGCATACGTACTGGTCTTAGAAACCAGGTTTTGGGGGTTCAAGTCCCTCCATGCGCATTATTACGGTGGTAGTAGCTCAAAGGCAGAGCGTTGGTTTGTGGAGCCAAATGTTGCGGTTTCAAGATCCGTCTATCACCCCAATGGGCTTCTAGTGCTAGCGGTAACACGTCGCCTTTGCACGGCGAAATTCGGGGTTCGACTCCCCGGAGGTCCACCATTTTTGGGAGAGCTGCTCGGACGGCGGACGGGCACTGGTCTGTAAAACCAGCACTTAAGAAACGGAGTTGGTTCGAATCCATCCTCTCCCACCACTTCACGGCCGTATAGTTTAATGGTAGAACGTTTGCCTGTCTAGCAACTCGCCGGGGTTCGATTCCCCGTATGGTCGCCATATTACAAAGAAACTAATATGATAAAAGATAAACATTTTTTAAAAGAATTTTGGGAATGGTTTGATCTTCTTTCCCAACCAGAAAGAAAAAAATTTCTGGAATACCATTCGGATATGGCAGAAATTTTTTTCTATAATAAAATATACAGTAAAAAATACAATAAATAAACCCACTATCAACAACTTACAGTGAGGTTTCATGAAATGGAGAAAGCAGTCCCGCCACTAGGGAAACATTTAATTCTTGATGTATGGGGTGAAGTCGGTTCACTTCCATATTGGAATATGGATGAAGCAGCAGAGTTATTAAAACAAGCTGCCATTCATGCAGGTGCCACCATCTTAACAGAACGATGGCATCATTTCGGATCCGGGCATGGTTATACCGGGGTTATTATCTTAGCTGAATCCCATATTTCAGTCCATACGTGGCCCGAGAAAGGATATGCTGGAATTGATGTTTTTATGTGTGGTGACTGCGATCCGCGGACATCTCTTGATATGATTTTAGATTTTTATAAAGCAGAACGACATAATATAACATTTTTGATACGTGGTGAAGAATAAAAGCAAAGGCAGGGCAAAAACCCTGCCTTTTTTTATGAGAAAATGGTTGACAAACCACCTAGAGTATGATATAATATACTGTGTTGGTAAGGAATTAATCATGCAATTACTAAAACCTCATATTAATAATATTGGTTCACATAAAAAGAAATTGAATGCCAAACAACTCAAGGCCAAGGCCGAACATGAGGCATGGTTGCTCAAGAATGGTGTTCACCTGAGTCAATTAAAACCACAAAAACGTGGTAAACTTAAGACTCTATTCTCTAAACCAATCGAAAAACTTTCAGACGGTAATTTTACCGATCTTGGTAAGACTGGTATGAAGAAGGAAGAGAACAAGTATACTGGTGATAAGTTGGTTGGTATTGCTATTATGCATAAGAGTTGTCTCCAACCTGTATTCAGTAAAGAATCCGCAAAAGATTCTGCACAAATGAGACGTTAATAATAAAAAATATCGACTTTTTTGATATATAATATTATGATATGAAGGAGATCATACATGGCTTTTACAACTGCTTATAAATGCACTTATAATGAAATTGAAAGAGACCGCACATCAAAGAATTTTGGTATGATGGTCGAGCGCTCTCAACGCTTTTCATTCTTTAATGAGGCCGTTGATTTTGCTCGTAAGATTTCCAATACATCGGTCAGTATGGTTGGTCGTCCCATTATTGAAGAGGTGAAGCGATGAACTATATTTCTAGGTTTAATGCAGAGAATCGACTTTGGGAACTTGGATATTTGATTGGCGCACATTTCTTTGTGATGTCACGATATCCAAATGTTTAAAACTATAGTTCTATTAACTAGTATGTTGGTGGTTACGGCTTGTGTTCCCGTAACCACTACTTATTATCCAAGTGCACCGATTGTTACCACCGAATATGTAGTACCGACATCATATTATTATAGTCAACGATACTACGGTTCATATTATCGTAATAATTATCACCGTAATCATAACCATAACAATTATCATCGACATCGAAATTACCGATATTATCGTTGAGTTTGATTCTCTTGTGGTGGTGTATTAATAGTAGCTCTGGCATTCTCTAAAAACGTTCTAATAGCGTCAATACTATTCCTACACTGCACGTTGTTTTGGTATAGCGTGACAATGAATCTCGCAACCTGCGTGTCTGTAAGGGTTGTTGTGTCAGGAAAAGTATCGACAATTTCACAATTGTACATACCCTCCTCAGGTGTTACTAAGACATTTTGAGTTGATCTTATCGTAAGGGATTGATTGCTACATCCAACCAGTAACAATAAGGATAAAATAAATACATATCTCATCTTGTATTACCTTGTCTAAGTTGTTCTATGGTTTGTCTTATAATGTCTGAAGCAGGTCTATCATTTGCTGCAGCCTGTGGTGAATTAATAAATTGATTGGTTGCTTCAATGCGTGTTTGTAAACTTCTATTTCTCTGTTCCAATTCACGAGCAATTGCTCTTTGACGATCAGAGATTTCCTGTTGTTGTCTTACAGATTCTTGTTGATCTTTTAATGTTTGTTCTAATTGTCGTTGATTCTGTTCAAGTATAACTTGTTGTTCAATACTGTGCTTCCATCCAAGATAGGCAGCACCAATTGAACCAGATACGACTAGAGCTAATACTAAATATATAGCAATTTTACTTAGACCAAAATCCATTGTATTATAACCTTTCTAATGAGTATAACATGTCAGCATCTTTAAAAATTATCCCTGAAAAAGTTATCAAAGATTCAGCCAAATATTTATCGGATGAAGACCCTGATAATTCATTTATATATGCATTAAAAACGGGAAGAATCTATAAAAAGAATAATCTTTCTCCAATGTATATACTGGATTGTGATACGATGACTATATATGTTACTACAGAAGAACGAATGCAAAATAAATTTCATTAGTTGTTGACTAATTGATCAATATGTGATATAAATAAACGTGTATAAACGCCTAATGGGTTTGTACATTATACAATCTTGCTTAATAAGGAGAAAAGCAAATGGACTTTTGGAAAGTATACAATATCGATACAAGCAACTTTGATCGCTTTTTTGTAGGATCAGATAAGATTGCTAAGACTTTAAAGGCAAATGCCGATTGGCTAGCCAATAATGTAAGTCAAACATTTCCCCCTTTCAATCTAAAGAAGACAGAAGATAACAAGTATGTTATTGAAATGGCTGTAGCTGGTTTTGCCAAGCAAGACATTGAGATTACGCTTGAAGATAATAAGCTTGTAATCAAGGGTAATGCCCAAGCTGATTCTGAACCTAAGGATAATTATTTGCATATGGGAATTGCTGGTCGTGCATTTACACGCCAATTCACTCTTGCTGATAATGTCGTAATTCATAACGCACACCTAATGAACGGTATGCTCAAGGTTTGGCTTGAAAATATCATTCCAGAGGATAAAAAGCCAAAGAAGATTGAAATTGCGGATACACCTACTCCCGCTTCAGATACTAAAACATTCTTAAAGGAATAAAAAATGTTAAACACCTATAACTGGTTATGTGGTATTATGAATTTTTGGAGGGAAATGTCTGATCTTCAAAAAATGTCCGATCGTGATTTAAGAGATATCGGTCTAAATCGTACCGATGTCAATGCTATGGCGTGTGGGATGAAACGAGTTAGAGGTGTGTAATAAATAGGGAGGAGAAATCCTCCCTTTTTTTATGGAAAGTCCACAAAATGAAGCCAGTAACATCAGATCAATTGATAAGATTTTTTAATAGAACTGATAAAAGTATTGTGAATTCATATGTTGAACCTATGAATCGTACTTTTAATAGATATATTATTGATACACCCAGACGTATATCCATGTTTTTGGCGCAAGTAAGTCATGAATCTGGTGGACTTACAGCAACTCAAGAAAATTTAAATTATAGTGCAGATCGACTTCTTGTAGTATTTCCAAAATATTTCAAAGATGTTGATGCTAATTCATATGCCAGAAATCCAGAAAAAATAGCAAATAAAGTATATGCTAATAGAATGGGTAATGGATCTGAATCCAGTGGTGATGGTTATCGTTACCGTGGCCGTGGGCTTATTCAACTTACCGGTAAAAATAATTATGACCGATTTGCTAAAGGTATGATTATGCCTCTTGACAAAGCAGTTCAATATTTAACTACGCCAGAAGGTGCATGTATGTCTGCCGGTTGGTTCTGGGATACAAATAATCTTAACCAACTAGCTGATGATGGTGATCTTGTAGGTTGCACCAGAAAAATTAATGGTGGTACAAATGGCTTGGAAGACCGCCAAAGTCAATATGCAAAAGCACTAACTATATTTGGTGGTTGACATTCCTTGCTCCCTATGATAATATCAGAGGATATGAAGGAACTTTATAATGGAATTCTATACTAATATTTTTACGCGCGGTGATAGGGTTTATTATCGCGGTTATAGAAATAATGCTCGTATTACCGAGATTGTAAATTATAAGCCATATCTCTTTATTTCATCTCGTAAAGACAATAATACACAATATAAAACACTTGATGGGAAACCGGTTGATCGGATGAATTTTGATTCGATTACCGATGCCCGTGATTTCCTCAAGCAATACAGTGATGTTTCCAATATGGAAATTTATGGTTTTAACCAATTTGGGTACATGTTCATTTATGATAAATTTCGTGGTGAAATTAACTATGATACATCACTAATTAACATTATCTCTCTTGATATTGAGACCGATTCATCGGGTGGATTTCCTGATATTGGTAAAGCCGATAAAGAAGTGACTGCCATCACCATCAGTAGAAAAGGTGAAAAGGTGGTATTTGGCATGTTTGATTACAAGCCAAAGGAGGATAATATCACTTATATTAAATGCAAAGATGAATGGCATCTACTAAATAATTTCCTTAGAGTTTGGCAGTCAGGTCGATTCTGTCCTGATGTGGTAACTGGTTGGAATATTGAGTTCTTTGATATTCCATATCTGGTCAATCGAATCAGAGGTGTTCTTGGTGAGCATGAAGCCAAGAAACTTTCACCATGGGGAATTCTTGATGAACGAACCGTGGAAATGCACGGCAATCAAAACCAAACATTCACACCAGCTGGAATTAATGTTCTAGATTATTTGAGTCTTTACAAAAAGTTCAAGTTTGAGCAACAGGAATCTTATAAATTGGATTCGATTGCCGAGAAGGAACTTGGTGAAAAGAAGGTGGATTATCGTGCTGAGGGTTATACCTCACTTAATGATCTTTATGAACGTAACTTCGAATTGTTTATTGATTATAACATCCATGACGTTACACTAATTGATAGACTTGAGGAAAAACTTAAGTTTATTGAACAAGTAGTTGCATTTGCATATGACGCAAAGGTGAACTATAGTGATACAATGACTACTGTTAAACCATGGGATGTTATTATTCATAACTATCTTATGGATCGTGCTATTGTGATCCCACAATTTAAGAAGGGAAAATTTGATGGCGGTCTTGTTGGCGGTCACGTAAAAGATGTAAAGGTTGGGCTGAATGAATGGGTGGTTTCATTCGACCTGAACAGTCTATACCCACATCTGATTATGCAATATAATATCAGTCCTGAAACCAAGGTTGGTCGTGAACCATATTTCCCTAGCATTGATTCCATTTTGGATCAGTATGCTGTCATTGAAAATGATGGGCATGCATATACTGCCAATGGTGTAAAGTTCCATAAGAAAAAGCAGGGATTCCTACCTGCTTTGATGGAAAAGATGTACAATGATCGCACCGAATATAAAAAGCGTATGATCGAGGCCAAGAAACTACTTGAGGATACACCAAAGAATAAAGTCGAGGAAAGGCGCTTAATTGTTAACGATATTGCAAAATATCACAACCTGCAGCTTGCTAAAAAAATTCAACTTAACTCAGCTTACGGCGCCCTTGGTAATGAATATTTCCGTTGGTTTGACTTTGATCTTGCCGAGGCTATTACCATGTCAGGTCAGTTGTCAATTCGTTGGATCGAACGAGACTTCAACGAGTATCTAAATAAACTATTAAAGACAACTAAAATTGATTATGTTATTGCTAGTGATACCGATTCGATCTATGTGAATATGAAACCATTGGTTGATATGCTGGGTATTACTGACCGTGATAAAATAGTTGAGGCAGTTCACCAATTCTGTGAAACCAAGATTCAGAATATGATTAACAAGTCATATCAAAATCTTGCAGATTACATGTATGCTTACCAACAAAAGATGTTCATGAAGCGTGAAACAATTGCTAATAAAGCAATTTGGAAAGCTAAAAAGATGTACATCTTGAATGCACTTGATATTGAAGGTGTTCGCTTTAGTGAACCACAATTAAAAATCCAGGGTATTGAGGCGGTTCGGTCATCAACACCTAAAGCATGTCGGACAAGTATTAAGGAAGCAATTAAGATCATCATGAATAAGGATGAACCATCACTTCATGAATATATTGCAAATTTTAAAACTAACTTTATGAATATGCCTTTTGAGGATATCGCATTTCCCCGAGGAATGAAAGGTCTTGATGTTTATAAAGATAACAAGACCATATATTCAAAAGGCACTCCAATCCATGTTCGTGGTGCTCTTCTTTATAATAACTTTATTAGTAAAAATGGGTTGGGTGATGACTTTAAACTGATTGGTAATGGTGATAAAATTAAATTTGCATATCTTAAGTTACCAAATCATCTTCATGAAAATGTCATTTCAGTACCTGATGAATTACCCAAGGAATTAGGATTGGATAAGTATATTGACTATGACATTCAGCTACAGAAAAGTTTTATTGAACCAATCAAATCCATTCTAGAGACAATTGGATGGGAAGTAGAAAAAACAAGTACATTGGAGTCATTCTTTGGCTAAATTTGATCAAGGTGGTGGTTGTCCATGCGGTTTATATCGTGAATGTGAACCAAATTGTGAATATAAGGAAACAAAAATGAAAAATGATGATAATGATTTTGGCTTTACTTTTACGGACGAGGAAAGTTTTATAAAGTCTGATAATAGTAAATTGCTTGAACTTAGAGCAATGGTTATGCCGCTTCTTAATAATCTTAAGAAGAATCCTGATAAGGATATTATCCAATGGCCAGGTAAAGATCGTGTAAAAAAGATAGATGCTTTCATTGAAATAATGGATAAGCTTATTAACCGATAATTTAAAGAGGTATTATAATGTCACTAAAAGACCGACTGATTAAGAATAGTACTATTGATTATACAGCTACTTTGACGGACTCAAAGATCTATGGCAAGAAAGATATGATTCCGACTCGGGTGCCAATGATTAACGTAGCACTTTCAGGTAGTATTGATGGCGGCTTGACCCCAGGCCTTACAGTGCTTGCCGCTCCATCCAAGCATTTTAAGACTGCATTTAGTCTTTTGATGGCTGCAGCATTTCTTAAATCAAACCCAGAAGGTATTATTCTATTTTATGATTCCGAGTTTGGTACTCCAGAATCATATTTTACTTCGTTTGGTGTTCCACTTGACTCGGTAGTACATACACCCATCACCGATATTGAACAACTTAAGTTTGATGTAATGCAACAGCTCCAAGAACTTAAGCGTGATGATAAAGTCATGATTGTTATTGACTCTGTTGGTAATCTTGCTTCAAAGAAAGAAGTTGAAGATGCACTAAAGGGCAGTTCGGCTGCAGATATGTCAAGAGCAAAGCAGCTCAAGTCATTGTTCCGCATGGTAACTCCTCACCTGACTCTAAAAGATATTCCAATGGTTGTCGTGAACCATGTTTACATGACACAGGAAATGTATTCCAAAGCCGTTGTAAGTGGTGGTACCGGAATTTATTATTCTGCGGATAATATTTGGATCATTGGTCGCCAACAAGATAAAGATGATAAAGAACTACTTGGTTATCATTTTGTTATTAATATTGAAAAGTCACGTTATGTTAAGGAAAAGTCTAAGATCCCTATCACTGTAGGTTTTGATTCAGGTATTAATAAGTGGTCTGGTCTATTGGACCTGGCGCTTGAAGGTAAGTATATTGTAAAACCAAAGCAGGGTTGGTATGCTCGAGTGGATCAAGAGACTGGTGAAATTTCCGGAAAGAACTATAGAGCAGCAGATATCGTTGACAATGGTGACTTCTGGAAGACCATTCTCAGTGAAACTAATTTTGCAGAATGGATCAAAAATAAGTATGCATTGAGCAGTGGTGAAATTATGAAGAGAGATGATGACGATGAATAAAGTAGTATTGACCGAATATCATAGTGATGATAAAACTCTTAAGGCAGTCATACAAAAGGATAACAGTGGTTATGGTTATTATGTTGACTTATATCTAAATGGTGATATAATCAAGACTTGTGATGTTGTAAATCATTCACTTCAATATGCCGAAGATTTGGCTTTAAATTATGTTGAAGGTATATTAAAAGTTAATTCTTAGGAGACTACATGGACTTCGAAAAGGTAATCTTTGGAAATCTTCTTGCAAGGGAGGAATATGGCCGAAAGGTCATTCCTTTCCTCAAGACTGATTATTTTCATGATGCTGCAGATCGTACTTTATTTGAACTTATCGAGGCTTATACACTAAAATATAACAGATTTCCCACCAAGGAAACTCTTTCAATTGATCTAAAAAATAAAACTGGACTAAATGGCGGTATATTCGAGTCATGTAATGAAACCATCGGTGAACTTACACATGATGACAATACCGAATTGGATTGGCTTGTTGAGCGAACCGAAAAGTTCTGCCAAGAAAAAGCAATCTATAATGCAATTATGCAATCAATTCAGATCATTGATGATAAAGATACAAAGAACGACAAGGGTTCTATCCCAGCAATTCTAAGTGATGCTCTATCCGTAAACTTTGATACCAATATTGGTCACAACTTCCTTGAGGATATTGAATCTCGTTTTGAATTCTATCATCGTAAGGAATTCCGTATTCCGTTTAACTTGGAATACTTCAATGAAATCACAAAGGGTGGTTTGCCTAGGAAGACTTTGAATATTATTCTGGCTGGTACTGGTGTTGGTAAGTCGCTATTCATGTGCCATTGTGCTGCCGGTAATCTACTTGATGGCAAGAATGTTCTTTATATTACAATGGAAATGGCCGAGGAAAAGATTGCCGAACGTATTGATGCCAATCTTCTCGATGTGACAATTGATGACCTTAGTATTATGCCTAAGGAAGCATTTTTCAAGAAATTGGAGCGTGTTAAAACCAAGACCACTGGTCGACTTATTATTAAAGAATATCCAACATCAGGTGCCGGTTCTGCTAATTTTAGGCACCTAATTAATGAATTGAAGCTCAAGAAGAACTTCATGCCTGATATTATCTATATTGACTATCTGAATATTTGTGCATCAAGTAGGGTAAAGTACTCTGCTAATATGAATAGTTATACGTATATCAAGGCCATCGCAGAGGAACTTCGTGGTCTTGCAGTTGAATTTAATCTCCCAATTGTTTCCGCTACACAGACAACCAGAAGTGGCTATAATAATAGTGATGTTGAATTGAGTGATACCTCGGAATCATTTGCTCTACCTGCTACGGCTGACTTGATGTTTGCCTTGACTACATCCGAGGAACTTGAGAGTCTGGGTCAAATAATGGTCAAGCAATTGAAAAATCGTTATAATGATCTAGCAAAGAATAAACGGTTTGTCGTCGGTGTTGACAGAGCAAAGATGAAACTATATGATGTTGACCAATCGGCCCAGGATGGAATTCAAGATGATAAGCCACTAATGGATAAAACTGAATTTGGTGAACGTGACTCTGATTTCTTTAAAAAGAGATCAAAGTTTGGTAAGAGTTTTGATGGATTTGCATAAAAATATTTTTTTATTTTTTTCTAAAATCGTGATCTTGAGTATAAATAATATCACTGAAGCGGCATTAGTTTGGCTTTTGTCAAGCAAGTGGCACAGTGACTAACAGAGAAGGAATAGCTAGGAATAACGGTGGGGTTCCGCCTAGCAATGCCGCATTCGCTATTCAAAAGGGTTGAGTCCGAAAGGCTCAACCCTTTTTTATTATAAATAGATCAAATATTCATCCATCTCTAGAGGATTTGATCATATGGATTCGTTCAAGCATTATATAACCGAAGTTGCTTTACAAGCTTCTGGTCGTGAAGCCGCTAGACATACAGCAAAATATATTACTCCATATATTGGCAAAGAAGGTACTCATACTATTGCATCAAAAGCACCAGGTTTAAATATAGGTGATAGTGTAACCATACATTCACATCACGTAGATGATCAAGGTACTCATCATATAGTGGTATCAAAACCTGGGTCATCCGAAAAAATTACCATTCCTACTTCAAAAGTCCATAAAGTAGGGACAAAAATGGAAAATGAAGGTCATAAAGTAGAAACAAAATTCTTTGAAAGAATGAAAAGTAGAGGTTTAACACCCGAAGGTGCAGCTCCAGCTGGATCCACGGGTGGTTCGGATGTTACAGTAGTTAATAAAAGAAAAAGAACGACACATACCGGTAGAGATGTCAGTAGTAATGCAGAACAATATAACGGTGAAGTAAAAAAAGATACTGGTGCTGCTTTTGGTCAACTAACAATTGAACATGATCCTGATAAAGGTGGCTGGCATATTCCAGATAGGGCAAAAAAATTAAGACCTGGCTATGCGGATGCAATCGAAAAAGCAGGTCTCATAGAACATATGAATAAAAATGTGCCAGAACCAAATAAAGCCCCTACGACAGCAAGTGGTAGAGCACAAAATATTACAGCCCCACACCCAGACTTAAAACCAGCAGAAGCTTATTTGGGTGATCATCATGTGGATTTTCTACACGTAGGTAGTCACGGTACTTATAGAGTTGGTGAAAATGATACGACCGGTCATGGATTACCACGACTTACAGGTAAAGGTCTTTGGACTGCTCGTCAAAAAACATCGGATCCTTATAAAAGAACAATTCAGTTTCAACCTCACGGTAGTAGAGGATTAAATAAAAGTCATGTAAATCTTGATAATGATACACATCTTGATGAATTTGCAGAAACTTTGGGTCATGGTAAAGTTCCTAATACTAAAAATGAAACACCATCACCGACAAAAGAACAACCAAAGGTAGAACCAAAAGTTGCAGCAGTAAATTCAATATTACAAAATCGACAAAGAGTACGTAAACCAATACTTGGTAAAAATACAATGGTGAAAAAAGGTTTACGATAATGCTTAATTTTGTAAATTATCTTCACGAAGAAGCGGATAATCAAGGTAAACATTTAAAACATCTTACACATGTCGAAGATCATGCAATTTATGGTGGCCACGAAGGTATTTCACAAGCAACTGAAGCACTAAATGCACTTCATAATCATCTTCTTGGTAAAAAATCTAATCATGCTTTTTCAGATAAAGCAGATGGTGCACCATCTATAGTTTATGGTAATCATCCTCAAACTGGTCAATTCTTTGTTGCATCAAAATCAGCATTTAATAAAAACCCAAAGATTAATTATACAGAACAAGATATTGATAGAAATCATGGTCATGCACCAGGCCTTGCGCTTAAATTAAAAGAAGCATTAAAACATCTACCAAAAACTATGCCGGAATCCGGTGGTGTATATCAAGGGGATTTGATGTATGGTAAAGGTGATGTCAGTACAAAAGAAGGACATCATCACTTTACACCAAATCTACTTACATATTCTGTTGATAAGAATAGCTCTGAGGGTCATAAAGTCAAAAATTCAAAACTCGGTATTGTAACACATACAGTATATAAAGGTAAAGGCGGCCTTGAAAATATGGCCGCCGAACCTTTATCTGCAAAAGAAAGAAAAACTTTTGCCGAGCATCCAGACGTAAACAATATTGATCCATCACAAACTTCTGGTAAAGTAAATCCAAGAAATTATACTGGTGAAGAACAAGCAAAATTTCATATGCATATGGAAAATGCTAGAAAAGCATATTCTAAAGCAGCACCAGAAATGTATGACTCAATAAAAGGTCACGAGGCAACATTAGAACAACATATTAATGATCAAGTCCGAAAAGGTGGTGCACCTTCTGTTGAAGGTTATACAAAATTTTTGACAGATAGAGCACAAAAAGAAATTGATAGTGTAAAAACAGAAAAGTCCAAACAACAGAAACATCAAGCACTAGCAAATAAATTAAAACATATTTCAGATAATAGAAAACATTTTGAAAATTTATTAAAAATTCATGGTCATTTACAAAATGCAAAGAATGTTTTGCTTGGTGTTCATGATAAAAATGGTCAAACCGAACGAAATCTTTTAGGTAAAACTTCTATTAATGGTAATCCAACCGCTGGTGAAGGTATTGTTGGTACCAATAAAGAAGGACATATGTTTAAATTTGTGAATAGAGGTGCGGGTGGATTTGCACAACAAAATTTAAGTGGTGGTAGATTCCAAAAAGTTACAGAAGAACAAGAAAAACGTGATGTAATCACATTTGGTCGTTTAAATCCACCAACTATTGGACACGAAAAATTAGTTAATCATGTTCAAAAACTTGCAAAAGATATACATGCTGATCATATAATTGTGATGTCAAATTCACAAGACAGTAAAAAAAATCCATTAACACCTGAACAAAAACTAAAACATGCTAAAAGAGCATTCCCAACGGCAAACTTAAAAATTGCCACTGCGGAACATCCAACTCTATTACACCATTTGTCTAAACTTCATAGTCAAGGTGTAACTCATCCGACAATCGTAGTTGGCCAAGATAGAGTTGAAGAATTTAAAAAACTAACCGGAAAATATAATGGTGTTTCCGCACGTCATGGTTACTATAACTTTAAACATATAAACATACAATCTGCAGGCCAACGAGATCCTGATGCT